TTAAACAAATACTTCGTACATTACGATATGTACATACAAAAGAAGGATGGACATGGCGTAATAAATTAGGATTACGTAACCCAGGCATTTTCAAAGGTATAGAAAATACTGCACCGCATAGTGTAATGAGTATTTCAAGTTTGGAACCAAATGACTGGCGTATACTTTACGAAATAGTACCTAAGAATATGAGCGTTGAACTTAATATAAGTTGTCCTAATGTAGACGCACATCCAGACTTAACAAAAGCATTTGCAAAAGACGAACGCAAATGGTGCATTGTAAAAGTACCACCTACAATAACAAACAAACAACTTGACAAAATTGCAGATTTAGGTTATAATCAAGTACACGCAAGTAATACAGTACCAACAAGAAAAGGTGGATTAAGTGGTAAGATCATTATGCCATACACTATTAACATAATTGAATACATGAAAACCACACATCCTCATGTTGAAGTTATTGCCGGTGGCGGAGTAAAAGATAAAGCTAGTGCTGATAGATATATTGACGCTGGAGCAGATCACATAAGTTTAGGAACAGTGTGTTTTACACCATGGAAAGTAAAAAGTATTATAGATGGATAATTTAAATAAGAAGTTACATTGGACTACAACCATAACTGAAAAAGTAATGTTAGGTGGCATAGGAGGATTAACTGTTGTAGCCGCAATATGTGAAGTATGGGATATGTGGTTACTACGAAATATTGAACTAGCAGACTTATTTTTGCTATTCATATACACAGAGATTGTAGGTATGGTAGGTGCTTATTATATTAGTAATAGAATACCAGTCACACTTCCTATCATAATTGCTATGACTGCATTATGTAGATTAATTATTCTACATTCGAAAGACGGAGAACCACTAACACTAGTTGCTGAAGCAGGTGCTATTGTATTATTAGCAGGTGCCGCATATGCAATGAGTGCTAAAGAAAAATTAAGTTTAGAAAAGAAAGCAATAAACGATGAGAGACGAAATGACTGATATTGATCAAGAAGCAATTAAAGAATGGCTCGAAAAAGGTAATAAGATTACTATGTGTCCAGAAGGAACACGAACAGATCCTGATGATTTAGTATATACATGGGGTGCAAAGAAAAAAACTAAAGGAAAAAAATGACAACAAATATATGTATACTACACGTATATGATAAAACAATACATCATCCTGAGCCAACTGTTTATAAGTTTATTGGTGTTTACAGTACTAAAGAACTTGCAGATGCAAAGGCTATTGACTACAAAGATACATGGGGTGATCAGTGGCAACATATTGTAACAATAAAAGCGTTAGACGACTACATAGAAGGTGTAACAAATGACTAAACGTATTGGCTTTGCTTGCAAATATTTGCATCAAGATCAGACACAAAAGCCTAAAGTATTAGAAGAACTACAACGCCCTTTGACTGAAAAGTGTACAACTGTTGCATGGCTAAATAGACAAAGTAGAGATGTTGCAGAGGAACGCTTATGGGATATTATGGTACACAATGCGGCCGCGGCAAAAAGGCTAGTTGAATATGTGGGAAGCTTATCTCCAGCACTTAGAATGGTCCGATTGGGTAGTAATCAACTTCCTTGTGCTACCCAGTCTGACTGGATGTATTTTTGGTCTAGGTCTGATGTGGTGGCATACTGCGAAAGAGAATATGCAAAAGTCGGAGAAGCGGCAAGAGCCCTCGATGTCCGTCTCTCGATGCATCCCGGTCAATTTACAGTATTGGCCAGTGACAATAATGACATCGTCGAAAGGTCAATAGATGAATTTGAATATCACGTCAACTTACTACGGTGGATGGGCTACGGTCAGAAGTGGCAAGACTTCAAGTGTAACGTCCACATCTCGGGCAGACAAGGTCCAGCCGGTATCAAAGCCGTCCTTCCAAGACTGTCTACAGAAGCACGAAACTGTATTACTATTGAAAACGACGAAAACAAATGGGGTCTCGAAGCAAGCATAGAACTTGCTGATGATGTTGCACTTGTGCTAGACATACACCATCACTGGGTAAACAGTGGCGAATACATCCAAGTTAATGACGATAGAATTAAACGCATTATTGACAGTTGGCGTGGTGTACGTCCTGCTATGCACTACAGTTTGTGTCGTCCAGAATACTTAGAAGGACACAGTGCTAATACAAAACCCGATATGACTACATTATTAGAGCAAGGTTACAAGAAACAGAAACTACGAGCACACAGTGATTATTGTTGGAATCATGCTTGCAACGAATGGGCATTGTCTCATTGGGAATGGGCAGACATTATGGTAGAAGCCAAGTGTAAAAATCTTGCTAGTAACCAATTATTAGAACAATCAAATATAGAAATGAAAGCGGCATAAGGATTAATATTGAAAATCAACATTAGTGACATAGGTGGGATAGTAGCAAAACAAGATGAAAGATATGTTGTAAAAGATAATACTGCATTAAATAACTTAGTTTTAAGTAGTACCGATCTTGCTCCTAATAAAAGTACAAGTGGACATAAACATAAAGGACAGGAAGAAGTATATATTTTTGTGACTGGTTTTGGAAAAATGGAGTTAGACGATATGATAATTGATGTAGCTCAAGGCGATGTAATATTAATAGAAGATAATGTTTTTCATCGTGTTCATGCCGGACCAACTGGCACATATTTTGTTTGTGTATTTGACGGAAGGAGAAATCATTAATGACTAAAATAATTGTAGCACTGGATTACACAAATCCATTAGATGCTTTGGAGATGGCCGCAAAACTTAGAGGTCATGTGGATGGATTTAAAACCAATCATACATTATGGAGTCAATCTGTTTATATAAAGGATTATACAGAAGGACACGAATTGTTTATTGATTGTAAATTATGGGATACACCAAATACTGTAAAACAAGTTTTACAAAAAATTGTAGACAAAGGTGCTACAATGACAACTGTAAGCACATTAAACAGTCAATCAGTATTTGAAGAAGTTTCTCAATTTGCAGATAAAATTAAAATTCTAGGAGTCACTTATCTTACAAGTTGGAATAGCGATGAACTCAAAAATATAGCAAACCAAAGTGGACCGCTACTTTGGAGAGAGAACATCGACAGGATAAGACCATATGGGTTTACTGGTTTAATTTGTAGTGCTAAAGATCTACAGACAGTAAACCCGTTGGCGCCTGACTTTATAAAGGTTTGTCCAGGCATAGGAACAAACACAGGACAAATTAGAACAACTACTCCTGAACAAGCAAAAGAACTTGGTGCTGACTATATAGTTATTGGTCGTGCTATAACAGAAAGTGACGATCCTGTAAGCACTATTATTAAAATTCGAGAAAGTCTAAACAATACAACGATAAATACGTTATGAGTTATATTACAAATATGTATGGTGGACAACCAACTGTCCAAAATAAGAATGATAAAAATCCTAACAGGGTATTAGGCGGACTTCGTGGTCAAGGCGTAGATACGTATTCTATCCTTGGTGAAGACGGACAGGAAAAGCATATACCTACAAAAGCATATGTGCAAGGTCTTGAAGAAAAAATTAAGCATCAAGATAGCAGATTAGCAATTTTAGAAAAACAGTTAAGGAGATTATCAAATGATCAAAAAATGGATAGAACAGCGTTTAGCAGAACGATCAACAATTGATGGAGTAATTTTTGTGGCCGCTGGTGCCGCAATTATTGTTTTTTCACCACTTACAAAATTAATTGCCTACGGTGCAATCGCATATGGTGCTTGGACTATATATAGGCAAGGATGAAAATTCTAGCAATAGGTTGTAGTTTTACTAATTATTGCTGGCCTACTTGGGCTGATTTTTTAGGTGCAGAGAATTACGGATTATCAGGAATTGGTAATGACCGTATATTCTATATATTCAATCAACTTTACGAAAACCTACACAATTATGATTTGGTCGTAATACAATGGACATCTCCTTATAGATTTGATTATCGCGATGGAAAAGACCAATCTCGAAGCGGTTGGACATACAATGATGGTAATATAGCCCATAGTACAGAAAATAAAGAAATATGGAAAAGATTAAGCTTTTGGTATAATGAGGAATTTGAACATACAAGAACTAGACATTTTATACAAGCTATAAAAGCTATGTGCAAAGCAAAAAATATAAACACTTACCATATGAGTATGGGTTGGGAACTAATTAAATATTGTGATCACGGAATTGGATTACTAGAAGAACATAGAGGATATTATAAATTTAATAAAAACCCGGGTATAGATGAACATCCTGCCATAGATCAACACCATCAAATATCTAATGTAATCAAAAAAAGATACGAAATAGATACATCAAAGCAAGCAAAGCGTGAATATTTAAAAATGCATGATGATATAGTATCAGGAAAATATCTTGAGAGAAAAGAAGTATATGCAGAATGGAAACGGATGAAAAACGAAACAGGAAGAAAACAATATTATCCAGATATATTCCAATTATAGCTTGTTGATAGGTCTATCACTACTAGCTTTTAAATTCCAAACTTTTTTAGCATTTACACCACGTTCCTGTGCAAATCTTTTAGAATCACAGTTTTCGCATACATGAAAATAATTATTACTTAAACGCTTTGGATCCATATTGCCTCTTTCACGACTAAATTCTTTGTCACACGCATCACAACGCAACACTACCATTGTCTTTTTACGACTATAAGTGTGTTGTTTTCCTAACTTACTTTGACGCATATGCCAAGTATCAATCAAATATTCTTTTATATACATAACTATATTTACATTAAGATTACAAAAAGTAACGATAAATATTAGAAAGGACTGTTATGCAAATTTTAACTTTAACTCAATCAGCTGAAAAACAGATAGAAACACTATGTAATGAAAACGATTGTTATGGTATTAGTTTAAATTTAAAAGGTGGTGGTTGTGCTGGATTTGAATATGATTGGGGTACAGTAAAACTATCTACCGATTTAGAAGAAGGTGATGAAGTTATTAAGACACTTAACGGCGGAGTATTTATTGTAGGAAAACATAGCACTATGTTTTTAATAGGAACTGAAGTAGATTATGTAAAAAGTTTAGTAGGATCTAATTTTGAGATAAAGAATCCTAATGCTCATAGTAGTTGCGGATGTGGTGTAAGTGTAAATTTTGATATGGAAAAAGTTGTACCAACTTGGTAAAGGAAAAAAATAATGGCAAAACAAGAAATTGACATTGGTGTAGAGGGTAATGACGGTACTGGCGACAGTATACGTGAATCATTTAAAAAAGTAAATGAAAATTTTCAAGAACTATATGCTGTCTTTGGTTTAGGAGGCACTATTGGTTTTAGAGCATTAGATGATACACCGTCGGTATTTACAGGAAATGAAAGTAGTGTACCACTAGTAAACACAGGCGGTACAAATATTAGCTTTTATAAGTTTGTAAGTGATAGCGGTGCTAACAATAATGGCGTTAGTAACCCAAGTTCTACCACCAATAGTGTATTTTTCCAATTTGCTGATCCAGATCCGACAACACCAAATGTTAGTGGTACAGTAAAAGTAATTATTAACGATCCTCATATAGAACGCGACCCAGATCCAAGGATTACAAAGTCCTTAAGTATAGAATCACCAGCTGGCTATAGTAATGATGTAAACACAAAATTAAGAAACACCGGTAGTGGTGATAATATTTCTACATTAGTGAATGAGTGGAACACATTACATTCAACACAGCCAAGCATTACCACTGATAATCTACTTGTGTCTAAAGGATATGCAGATGATTCTTATGTAAACACTTCTGGCGATGAACTTACAGGATTATTATCTTATGACACAAGTGTAAATCCTGCCTCAGGTAGAGAAATACCTGCAATAGAAGATGTAATTGCACGTAATGGTAGCCTCGACAATAGGACTATGATTAATGATCTATTCTTAAGTGATCATCCATCTCCGTTATCTGGATCAGGTACTCCAAACGGTGCAGATGATTTACAAGTTCCATCAAAATTATACGTAGATACACAAGGATATGCTTCACCAACTAACATTTTTGTTAGTACATCAGGTGATGATAGACAAACATTTACACCTGCAGGGCAAGAAGGACGTAGCCTTAATTATGCATACAGAACTATTTCAAAAGCAATGGAAAGAGCAGAAGAAATTATCGAATCAACACCTTTTGAACCAGGACCTTATGCACAGACTATTTCATACACTTCAGGAACCCAAACATTAAATACAACAATTTCAACAATAACAGGTGTAACATCGCCTTTATCTACATCTGCTACAGCTAAAACTGTCACAGACACAAATTTAATACAGATATCACATGATGTAACTGATTATTTAGATGTAACATATCCTGATTTTGATTATGCTAAAGATGTATGTAGACGAGATACTAAACTAATATTACAAAGTATTGCACTAGATGTACAGGCTGGCGGGAGTGCTAATTATCTCACAAGATGGGCAGGTTATAGATATAATGCAAATCCAAGCGGCATTATTGCAAAAACTAAACAGCTAACACAAACAATAGCGGGTATAAGAAAATCACAAGAGTTACTAAGCAATTTATTAATTGCAAATGGAACTATTTCAACACAAGTAAGAGACACTTACAATACTAGATTTGACGAAATTGTTAATTTGATTAATAATAGTGAAGACTTAGATGTTAATTTAGTATATGGAAATAGTTATGAATTTACATTTGCAAATGGAGGTAATGCGGCAGTTGATCAAGGTATTGCAGGAAATCCTGACCTACGTGCAGGTAAACTTATACAAGGAAAAACTACTGGTGCTAAAGGCATCATTACTGGGTATACTAGAGCAAGTACTGGAACAACAGATAAAATTACAGTAAGGTTAATTGAACCAATTGACTTCCAGCTAGGAGAAGAATTAGAATTTGGACAACTAGTCAGAAACAATCAATGTACAGTCTTTGTTGAAAGTGGTATTTACGAAGAACAGTTTCCGATTAGGTTACCTGCAAACGTTTCAATAAAAGGTGACGAGTTTAGACGTACTGTAATACGTCCTAAAAAAGGCATATCAACTAGTAAATGGGTTGATACTTATTTCTATAGAGATATCGTGTTTGATGGACTACCAGCGGCACAATCACCTATTGCTACAATTAATAATGTAAGTGGTGCGGATGCTTCAAGAACACCCGGCACTTATAATATTACAGCTAATGATTACGCAAAGACTGGTTTTGGACAAGATGCAACTTTTAAAATTGTAGTTGCCACTGGAGGTCTAGCAACTGTTACAGTTAAAACTGGCGGTTCGGGTTGGATAATTGGTGAAACAGTAACAATAGATGATAGCGATTTAGGAAGTGGCGGAGGAGCCAATGTTACATTTAATGTTGCCACTACAGGTGGAGGATATCATTTTACTCACCCACAGTCAGGCGATCAAGGAAAATACGGCTATCATTATAATTTAGATAGTAGTAAAGTATCAAATATAAGTTCTAATGCGGCAAGTAATCCTGGAAACTTTAATGGTGGGGCAAATCTTATTGAATTAAACAAAGCATTTATAACAGAAGAAGTTATACAGTTTATTGATGCAAACTTTGTTAATTCTAGTGCCCACACATATGTCGGTGGTACAGCAAGCAACGCAGTTCAGTCTGGTGGTGCATACACTCATACATTCGTATCTGCCGTAACAAATGGAGTTACATCAAATTCAGGTAACTTACCAAATGCAGTCACAGGTGTAACATATAATGCGGCCTCAGGTGAGATGGTAATTACCTCTAGTGCTCATTTATTAACAACTTCAAACACACTTGCTATAGCTGATAATGCACTATCATTTGTCTGCACAATGGATGGTAATACATCAACTAAAACATATCCAAGATCAACTGATCCTGCATCTGGAGCAACACTTGCTATTAGTGCAGTAACTACAAATACGATCACGATAAACGTAGGTGCATCACCTATTGTAAATCATAATGTAACAGACGTTAATTATAATCATACTACAGGTGTTATGGAAATGACCATTGGTAGTCATTCATTAACTGCAGGAACAAGTATTAAAATTGCTACAAATTCATTATCATTTACTTGTGCGGCTGATGGGAATACTTCAACACACACTTATCCAAGAGTAGGAGATACATACGATAACACAGCAGTAGCAATAACAGCGGTAACAGCTACTACAATTACTGTTAACGTAGGCGCAGTTGGTACTTTCACCTATAATGCAACTAAATGTAGAAGAGACACAGGGCTAATACTTGATGGTATAGTTAAGGATTTAAAAGCCGGTGGAAGAACAGCAACGATTATTAACCAAGGTGCATACTATAGTGGATCAGTAGCTGGACAAGAATCAGTTACAAAGGCCGCTATAGCTTATATTAAGACTATTAGTGCAAATGTTCTACAAAATGATAGCGGATTACCTTTTGCAAAATTGGGTTCTATAGTTCAAGTATTTGATACAGACTATACTGCCGAAGCTCAGTCTGCTACAAATTTAAATGCCCTAGTAGATTTAGTGAATTTTGCTTTTGATCCAAACTATAATCCTCCATTAGAAAATAATAAAATGGATGTGTTTATGTGTGATGATGCAACTATTGTAAGAAATCTCACTGTACAAAAACACGGTGGATTTATGATGACATTGGATCCAAATGGACAAATATTAACTAGATCACCATATTGTCAAACAGGATCAAGCTTTTCACAAAGTAAAGGAACTAGAAGAATATTTGGTGGCGGACAGTTTATTGACGGGTATGCAGGAAATATGCCAGCACAAATATCAACAGTCACGAACGCCTTTAAAATTTCAGTAACATCGCCTGCTGGACAAGGTTTGTATATCAAAAGACCACCTACTCCGTTTCCTTTTGTACTAGGAGGAGCCAGGTATCAAGTTAATGCTATTGATAATTATAATTCAGCATCCGGAACTGTTGAACTTATATTAGACGAAACAAGTAACAGTGGCAATGGATACACAGGTAGTACCGGCGTTGATATTTTTATACAATCTGGCGGAAATAGAAGTATGCTATCAAATGACTTTACCCAGGTTAATGACTTAGGGTATGGTATTGCCGCTGTAAACAATGCACTAACAGAAACTGTAAGTATGTTTACATATTATTGTCATACTGGTTATATTTCATCTAAAGGATCGCAGATTAGATCATTAGGAGGAAACAATAGTTATGGTTTCTTTGGCTTAGTTTCTGATGGAGCAGATCCAGACGAAATACCAACAGCTACAAATTTAAGAGATGATATGGTATTTCCTGCTAAAGTTTTAAACTTTGAAGCATTTTTAGATTTTAATAGTGCAGTACCTACACCAGCTGTTGCAGTTGGAGATACTGTGGTACAAAATATCACAGGTGCAACTGGTAAAGTAGCATTACTTGGTGAAAATAATAAAAGAATTTATGTTACTGATATAACTGGAACATTTAACGCTTCAGATGATGTAAATGCAGACGATAGTAGTACAATTATAGGTGTACCAAGTTCAGTTACATTGCAAGACTATAGTGCTGATCTTAATAAGCTTTTTGTTTTTGTTTATGATTTAGAGGGCTTTCCTTTAAATGTTAGTGAAATAGAGATTAATCATCCAAGTGGTCTATATCAGCCGTATGAAATAACCAATGCTCAAGAGCAACCAGATTACTTTAACCAATACACCGGCATAAATGATACAGTAACGGCTTCCTATACTGGAAGTAGTCCGCAATCAAGTAAAGCGGTTTTTACGATTTACAAAAATAGAACCAATGGATACCAAGTTAAAGTAGTTGGCAAAGGTGCAGGATATGCACAAGGTGAAACATTCTTAGTAGACGGTCAGTTTTTAGGTGGAGCATCAAGTGCCAACGATGCAACAATAACAATTTCAAGTGTATCAAGCGGTACTGTAACAGGTGCAACAATAACAGGTACAGCATCTTTTGATGATAGTTCTCCAGTAAGAGATAGCAGAATTTGGAGATTGAACTTAGGTACTGGCATTGAAGGCACTGCAGATAACGGTTTACAAGAAGTAACACCTCATAATTCAAAAGCTATTATTAGACATAAACAAAACTTTATTTTAAGTAATTTTCCAGTAGTGAATCCAACTACAAGACCAAGTACAGCTTTTGTGTTTACAGATGATGCTGATTCTTTTACTTATAGAACAATCGCTTTTGGAAGCACAATAACAGCAGGATATCAAACTGGAACTACAGAGCGTGTAGTAACGTTTGATGCAAACTATAGATATATCGATTTAACAACAAATAATGATTATATAAGCACAGTAGAAAATGTTGGAGGCTTTACTGTAGATCCAAACTTTACAGACTTTTTAGCATCAGCATCTCCCTCACTAAGTGGCTCAAAAACTTTTGGTGCTACAGTTGGAGATAGATTTATAATTATTAATATTTTAGATGCTACTAACCGGGCACGTATTGCAGAAGGCGAAATGGTATTTGCATGGGGTGGTAAAGTACATACCATTGATGCATATGCTCAATATTCAAAAGACTTTGGCACAGGTGCAACTACTATTGGTATGATAAAAATTAGTGATAAAGCTAATAGTGACATTAACTGGCCAGCAACTTCATCAGGCATTGGATTAAGTCTTACAAATACTGCAAATGTTACACTCAAAGGTGGATTAGTTGCTGGTGAAGATGCAGAAATTACTGTAAACATTAGTACTACACGAGCTACTGGACATGATATGTTGGACATAGGTACTGGTGGATTTAATACATCAAACTATCCTGATAGAATATTTGGTTCACCATTTGGCACATCAGTAGTAGGAAGTAACGATGCTATTGATAGTACCGGTAATTCTAGTAAAGCTCAGGCACAAGAACGTAATAAAGGCCGTGTGTTTGCTGTACTTACAGATCAAGATGGTTTCTTTAGGGTAGGTAGATTCTTTACAGTTGATCAAGGTACTGGTAGTGTTACATTCAATGCGGCACTTGTACTTACAAACATTGACGGTATTGGATTTAAACGTGGTGTACGTGTAAATGAGTTCAGCAATGATGATACATTTACAGATGCAAAAGGAGATGCAGTACCAACACAGACAGCCGTAGAAGGATATATTAACCAAAGACTAGGACTAGATAGAGATGGTGCAACTGTTGCACCTAAAATAGGACCAGGCTTTCTATCGTTAGGTGGTGCTGGATTTACAGAAACGCCTATGGCAGATACTCTAAACATGGGAAGTAATAGGTTAACAAACTTAGCTAATCCTATCACAGGTAGCGACGGTGCAAATAAAACTTATGTAGATAGTAAAACAGATGAACTAAATGATATAGGTGATGTAACTATTTCGGGCGTTGGTGGCGTACTTGCAGGACAGTTACTTGCATTTACTGGTACAGCTCAACAAAGTGAAAATCACGATGTAATAGGTGATGTTTTATTTACTAGAACAGGAACAGGTCAGCTTACAACATCTATAGGCACAGGTGTTATCGTTGATGGCGATATTAACGCAACTGCTGATATTGCACAAAGTAAACTGCTTATGAACCTAGCAACAACTACTTTACAAGCACCAACAGGAAATGCGGCGGCAAAACAAGGATCAAGTGGATTAGCAAGTTTTGATAGTGCAAATTTTGAAATCCAAGATGGATGGGTAGGAATCAAAGCTGGTGGCATATCTGGTGCAGAAATTGCTAACACCCTAGACTTTTCAGGCAAAAGTGTTACATTTAACACAGGCGAAATTGGTAATAGTGAACTTGCAAATAGTTCTCTTACAATTGGTTCTACCACTGTATCATTAGGAGCTACCAGTACATCCTTAGCTGGCATGACTGGTATAAGTTTTTCAAGTGGTGATATAACAGGATTTGCTGGAATAAGTCACACAGGAAATATTGTTGGTGGTGCTAACAGTGGTGCAGACAACGGACAAGTTATTGGTGGATCAGGTAATAGGTATAACACAGTATGGGCTACTGTATTTAATGGACAAGCAACAGAAGCACTTTACGCTGATTTGGCGGAAAACTATTTAGGTGATAAGCATTATGAATCAGGTACTGTTTTAGTATTTGGCGGAGAAGCTGAAATTACTGAGTGTAATAGAAAAGGCGATCATAGAGTTGCAGGTGTAGTTACAACCAATCCGGCGCATTTGATGAATAGTGCATTAGAAGGTGATCATGTTATAGGACTAGCACTACAAGGAAGAGTTCCTTGTAAAGTTATAGGAATTGTTAGGAAAGGTGATATGTTAGTAACAAGTGCAGTGCCAGGATATGCTATTGTAAACAATTCACCAGGAATTGGTCAAGTGTTAGGAAAAGCTGTAAGTGAGAAAGATGGTGATGCACACGGAACAGTAGAAATAGTGGTAGGGAGAGTATAATGGCCAAGCAAACTATAAACGTAGGTACCACAGCAAATAGCGGAGGAGGTGATCCGCTACGTAGTGCAATGATAAAGATAAACGAAAACTTTACTGAAGTTTATAATAGAGTAGTTGTAGCTGAAACACAACTTGGTGTAGATAATAAAGGTGGTGTTACTATTGAACAAAGCATTATCGGTAGTGTTATTGGTGCAGATTCAAGTCTTATTGTTGATCATATAACAGGAACAATTACAGGTAAAGTAGTTGGCGATGTAACTGGTAGTGTAGTAGCAGATGATTCAACAGTGTTAATTGATGGTGTAGCAGGAACTATAAGTGCAGGAGCATTAACAGGTAACTTGCCAGCATTAAACGGAAGTAATCTTACTAACTTAACTATTCCAGCACAGACCTTTGCTTCACTTACAAGTAAGCCAACTACACTAGCTGGTTATGGAATAACTGATGCGGCAACTTCGGCACAAGGAACATTAGCGGCAAGTGCATTACAAGCAGAAACAATTACATTAACAGCATTAAAAACCGAAGTTGCGGCAAGTGCTGACTTTGCGGCTTTTAAAGCAAGAATAGCGGCATTATAATATAGGATAAATATACAGAAGGACAATATAAATGGCAAATAGATTTCCGTTAATAGTAGATAGTACTGATAGCAATATCAAAGAACTTCCATCAGGAGACAGTTTAGACTTCACTAGTGTAGGGGTTGCTAACCTTGCAAACTTATCATTATCAGGAGGATTAACAACTGCATCTATAGGTGCTACAAACATTACAGTAAGTGGAAACTTTGTAGGCAACACAATGGCTTTATCTGGTTCCTTACTTGGTGCGGATGCAGATTTTAGTGGCACAGTAGATGCAAATACTTATACAGTAAATGGAGCGGCATTAAGCACAATTCAAGTTAAAAGTGACTGGAATGAAAGTAATCCAAGCGATCCTTCATTTATTCAAAACAAACCCGTAATTGGTGGTGTTACTAATTTGAACGACTTAGGTGACGTTTTTGCGGCAAGTCCAAGTTCAGGAGACATTATTGAATACGACGGATTTAGTTGGCAATCAAAAGCAAACAGCGGCGGTGGTGGAGTAGATTTAACTGCATTTAGTGTAATTACTAATGGTGCAAGTGGAAATGGATCATTGTCATATAATAATGGTACAGGTGTTTTTACTTTTACTCCAGCATTAGTACCAACAAGTACAAGCCAATTAACAAATGATTCTAATTTTATTACACTAACAAGCGTAACTAATTTAGGATATATTACAAGGACAGGAATAAGTGCTGGTGCACCAATAGCTTATAATAGCACTACTGGTGTTCTTACTTTTGACAATTCAGTTACAAATTATACTACACTTGCAGAAGTATTAGTTAATGTTGATTTAACAGATATATTGACTGCTGGTGCTGTGAGTACACTAACTGCATCATTTGGTAAAGTTATTGCCACTGGTACTGGTACTAACGGCGAATTCGGTACTCTACAAGCTACCTCAATAGATCTTGGTGCGTCTGGTATGTCGTCTACAAACGGAGGCATAGCACTTACAAACGGCAATTTAACAATGACGAGTGGTAATCTAACACTTACAAACGGCGATGTAAGTGCTGACGAAGTTTTTGGTACAACTCGTGTAAACACAGCAGAAATATTAAGTTCTGCTGATATTAATTTAAAAGCAAATGGTGGTAGTAATAGGGTCACAGCAGATAATTACCTAAGAGTTATGCCAAGTAGTTCCAGACCTTCAACTCCACTAAATGGAGATATTCATGTAACATCTGATTACATGGAAGTATACAGTGCAAATGCAGATGGTCAGTCTACTGCCGGCTGGTTACAAATGCCATGTGCAAACGGTGAAAGAGGCTTACAAGTGCCTTATTTCACTACTACACAAAGAAATGCTATACCAAGTCCAAGACCTGGAGAATTAATTCTAAATACAACTACCAACCAACTACAAGTACGTGGTACATCGGGTTGGGTTGATCTTGGCTCCTAAACAATATTTGTTTTATCATAAATATTAAAAACGGAGAATAACATGGCTATTCAAACAATTAATGTAGGTAATCTTGCTAACGACGGTACTGGAGATGATTTACGTGAGGCATTTATAAAAGTAAATCAAAACTTTGCAGAATTAGAATTACAAGATACTACAGCAAAAAATGTAGGCATTGGTGGATTTACTGTATTCAAAGAATCAGTAGCCGGTGAACTTAAATTTAGAGCAATGCAACCTGATCCGACTGCTCCTGGTTCGGTAACATTTAGAATCAGCGATGACGGTGACACATTATTTTTAAAAAGCACTCAAGCACAACTAATTTTTACAGATGAAACAAATACACTTACAAGCAACATTGCAGAGCCTATTATATTTAAAGGTGCACCAAATAGTGCAACACAAGTATCTGTTAGCAATGCAACTAAAACTGTAACAATAGATAGCCAATTATCAAGAGAGTCGTCACCAGCTGTAAGTGGCACTTTGAATATGCAAAATAATAATATTCAAAATTGTGGAACAATAAATGGTGTTGTAGTTTCGTCTTTATCAGATATTGCGTCATTAGATTTTGGTGGTATATCTAATAATGTAACAAGTATTTTAGAATACATACTTCAAGTAGGGCAAGACGTTGATTTGGGAACTATAACATCTCCAGTGCAGGTAACCATTGACGAAGGCCTTATTGCCAGCTAAGGATTTAAAATGTGGAATGTAGGAAATGGCGCATTAATATTAACATTAGATAGCAGTGGCACTAGCAATATCAAACTGCCGTTGCCGTTAGACCCAACAGGAAATAGTACAAATAATATCACAGACTGGATAGCAGAGAACGTGGGTCCAGATACTACTGTATATGTTGATATGGATGATACACTTGCTGGTTTTAATAAAAAAGCGGCATCATTGTTTAGTGTGNATAATGCTAGAGATATAACATCACCAGAAAATATTCGATATACTACAATACTCAATAATATGCCAGGATTTTTCTTAAATTTAGAAAAACTTCCACAAGCAGATTCTTTATTATCTAAGTTTAGCAGTTATAAGTTATTAACAACAGATACTGGTGCCTTTAACGGAAATGGCGAAAAGAAAGACTGGGCATCAGCTAATCTTACCGCTTATCCTCCAACTGGTGAAATATGCTTTGCATCAGGCGCAGTATTAAGTGGAGTATACCAAAGTGCAAACAAAGGAGAATATGCAACTCCAACTAGTGTACTAATTGACGATAATCCTACTTATGTTAAACAATTTAACAATGCAGGCGGAACTGCATTTAAATATATGTGGTCAGAAGTAGTTGCAGGAAGCCTACCTCCCGGATTAACTCTTACTGATAATACTATAATTGGTACACCTGTTAGTCAAAACTCTACAACAACATCAACATTTACTGTAAGATTACATGATAATTTAGGTTATACAGAAAGAGAACTAAGCATAAAAGTTCTAGCAGATTCAAACTATAGCGTTTGGAATGTGCCTAGCCCATATATTTTAGGAAGATATTTAGAAAAAACAAATCAAAATATTTTATTACCAATTGATCAATCTAACAATCCTACTGTAGCATTAATATCAGGTTCATTACCCGCAGGAATGAGACTCGACGGCTACACATTAAAAGGAGCTCCATTTGAAGTATCAAGATTAACAACTTTTAAATTTGTTTTAAGAGCTACACTAAATGGCGAAATAGCTGATAGAGCATTTGAAATAACTATAGAAGGTGAAGATGCACCAACATGGCAAACACCTGCAGGTCCATTAAATATAGGATCTACATTTACACAAAGTATTTGGCTTGACCAACTTAATTCACAATTTGGTATATACTCTACAATAAATTACGTTAGTTATACAGTTACAGTAGCACCTGGTACTAATCAATATGGTGTAGGCAACAAATATTATATAGCAGGATTTAGTGGACCAAGTCCTATTTTAGAATTAAAAGAAGGAAGCACATATAGATTTGATGTATCAAGCACAACAGTTACAACTCATGGTTTGAGATTTTCAACAACACCAAACGGCATATGGGCAGGTGGCGTCGAATATACAAAAGGTGTAACTGTCGTAGGTATAGCGGGTAGTGAGGATGCATATGTAGAAATTACTGTTCCAAGAGGTGCACCTACTTTATACTACTATTGTATTAACCATAGTGGCATGGGAAACACAGCAAATACATCTATTGCAAATACATATACAAAACAAACTGTAGCATTTACTACAGGTATTCCAAGCAATACTACAGGACAAAATGGCAATTATCTTTATGACTCGCAAAATAGTGTATTCTATTTTAAGTATAACGATAAATGGCAATTAGTAAATCAAACCTCATTACAACGTGCATATGGAAATAACACAAGACTTGAAACAAGTGCCACAACACCAAATCCGTTGACTGTGAACTTTTGGTTCAATATAAATCCTATCAATTCCGGACTTACTTTAAGATTACTTAGATACGATAATGAAATTTTAACTTGGTTACCAATAAGGTATACTTTACATTCTACTGCTCCTATTGGACCAGAAGATAAAAATGTTTGGATTCAATATTTTGAAAATGATACTAAACTTATATTTAGGCAGTGGGATAAAGATGAATCACAATGGATTGCATTACCTTATGTTGCACAGAATATACCTCCTAGCAGATCATCACAAGCGTATTTTGTAATTGATAATAGTAAAATTGATTTTCAATTACAAGCAATCGATCCTGATATAACCGCAGGAGATAATTTAAAATTTTATATTGCTCAAGATGATGGAGAATTACCTCCTGGACTTGTATTATCTAGTACAGGAAATATAAGCGGATTTGTAGATCCAATACTTGCCTTAGACGCAGATAACTATGATCCTTATGGTGATAGCACTAGATTACAACAAGGAGTTACAGATACAGAAGGTTTTGCTAGTTTTGCTTATGACACACAATTTTACGGATACGGATTACCAAGTAGAAATCCAAGAAAGCTTAATAGAACTTATGATTTTGTAGTTTCCGTAGCCGACGATGTAAGCGAAAGTAAACGTGCATTTAGTATCTATGTTGTTAGTGATGATTTTTTAAGAGCAGACAATACAATACTTAAATCTGCTACAGGACTTTTCACTGCTGATGTCACATATTTACGTAGACCAATTTGGCTTACAAAAGGCGACTTAGGAAACTTTAGAGCTGATAATTATCAAACAATTTTAATTGAAGTATTTGATCCTAATTACTTGCTAGGATCTGTAAACTATAGTTTACGCTTATACAACGATGATGGCACCGAAAGTAAACTACCAGAAGGACTCGCCTTAGACACCACTACAGGCGAAATAGCAGGAATTATACCATATCAGCCTGCTGTTGAAAAAGAATATAAATTTACGCTGGAAGCAACACGATCTGAACAAGATCAAGAAATTTTTACAGTTAATACAAAAATTTATGAAGATACTCAAGCTGGAGCAGATCAATTAAGAGTAACAAAAATTTCTAGAGATATGACTGACGGCGTAGACGATGTCAAACAATTAATTGATAAACAAGTTACTATAGAAAACAACGATTACTTAGTAACAGGTGTTAATGGAGAAAATGAATTATATGACATTTTAGAATTTGCATATCCATTACTACCTAGTAATACTTACAAACCATTGACTATAAAAGAACCAATTGCTAACGGACAAGCAATAGCAATAGGATATTCTAACACTTTAACACAACAAGACATTGATAAATGGATAGGACGTAATATAAGATTTAGCAACACAGATAATGTTGTAAAATCAATATCATTTTTAAATAATTACAGGTTGCAAGGACCAAGTAATCAAGATATAGGTATAAATCATATTGCCGCAAACATCAATATTATACCTGGAGAACAATTACAAACTACAATAAAAAGAGCTTTGAGTTCTGTTACTAAAATTGCTACTGATTTAATTATTGTTGATACTGGTGATCTTACTAGTATAGGCGTTACTTTACCTCAGACAGCTTTAAGTAATAATAGATATCTTTTAGAAAGTGTATTTGATGCAGAGGATAGTTCTTCTGTTGATAGTATAGTTGAAGATGATACAATTAAGATTGAATTTAATACTGCATGGAGTGTTGGTGTAGCAGAAAATACACAGTTTTCTATAGGTGCAATAAAAGATAAATCTATTTCAAAACGTATTTCACTTGGCTTGACTGAATTTACAACCACAAGTAAAACTTTTACACTTACTGTATTAGGAAATGTAGAAAGTACTATTGCATGGACTACTCCTGCAAAATTACCAAGCTTAGGAGCAAATAGAGTAAGTTATCTAAAAGTTGTTGCAACTACTACATTACCAGGAGCATCTTTACGTTATGATATTGTTTCAGGTGTGTTACCGCAAGGATTAATTTTAAAAAGAGATGGCGAAATTACAGGAATAGTTGCTCAGTTTGGAACTGCAACCGAACCTGGTTTAACAACTGTAGATGACCGAACAACAACATTTGATGGTAGGACAACTAGTTTTGATAGAGACTATACTTTTAAAGTAATTGCAAGAGATAGATTTGGTTATAGTGCCGTAACAAGAACGTTTACATTATCGATAAATGATACTGATAATAAGCTATACAGTAATGTGTATATGCAACCTTTTTTACATCAAAACCAAAGAAATATATATGAAGATTTTATAAATGACTACACAATTTTTACTCCTGCTTTAATTTACAGACCCTTTGATTCTAATTTTGGTTTACAAACAAATCTGCGTACATTAGCATTTGCAGGAATAGAACAAAAAAGTTTAGCAGACTTTGCTTCAGCTGTACGTCAAAATCATAGCAAGAAAAAGTTCTTATTTGGAGAAATAAAAACAGCAGTAGCAAAAACTCCAGGTACAAATGATATCATATACGAAGTTGTATATGTAAATGTTATTGATCCTGGCAAGCCTACAAAAGGTAATACACAAACTAGAACAAAAATAAGAACTGGAACTGAATTAAAAGTAAATCAAGTTAAATTAGAAGTGATTGACGACGATACTGCAAAAAATCAAGGAATTGGGTTTTTTAGTATACCTACAAGATCAGGAAGTATTGTTAAAATTGAAGAATCTACAGGTGGAATAGAAATTACTTCATCAGACGGTGCTACTAAAATTACAGTGGCTACAAATGGATCGTTAGGTATTATTGGTAGGGCAGGTACAATTACAGTTCTAACCACAGCTTTAACAACAGATAATAGTGGAGATCCATTTAGATTTAGACCAAACGGAGATGTAATAACTGTTGATCAAAATTCTGTGTTATCAAGTCAGTCAAAAGATCAATATAGGTATCCAGCAAATATCGGTACTATGCGACAACGTATTAAGTCAATAGGTGCTAATGAAAGAGAATACTTACCACTTTGGATGCGAACAGCACAAGAAGGAAGTCTTTCTGAAATTGATTATGTAACTGCATTACCTTTATGTTATACAAAACCAGGTGGTTCATTAACTATAAAAGAAAATATACAGAATGCACAATTTGATTTTTCTGTAATAAATTATGAAATTGATAGATATATAATTGATAAAACTTCTGATAGAAATGAAGAAACATATGTGTTATTTCCAGATCATAGGTTTAATGTAGTATGATCAGTTTAATTCATTATCATTTTATAAATCATAAATACAAAGAGGAACAAGTTTATGGCAAGTAATATAATTTCAAGTACAATCGATGATACATATCCGGTAGCGGGTGTGGACAATGATACACAAGGTTTTCGTGATAACTTTAATGTTATTAAAACTGGATTAACAACTGCAAGCTCAGAAATTACAAATTTGCAAAATAATACACCAAAAACAAATGCAACATCGTCATTTAATAATAATTCTATTACTACTGTTAATTTACTAGGATCAACCAAAGAAGCAAATTCAACAAATGTGCTAGGCGAATCAACATTAACATTAAGTTTTGTAAGTTCACATTTTTTTAGGCTTTTAAATATTAATGGTACAGTTACAGTAACACTTGACGATTGGCCTGAAACTAACAAATATGCAGAAATTCTTATTCATTTTTCAGGAAATGGAAGTGGAACACAAGCAGTTACATTTGCAAGCGATGGAGCAAGTACAATATACACTGACGGAAATTCTGAATGGACAAATAGAGCTATAAATGTACCAGCATCAGCTGACCAAAGTCATTTGGTAAGGGCATACACATATGACAACGGGCTAAACGTTTTTCTAGCATACCTTGGCAAGTTTGTAACAACAACTTAAAATGCATCCATTAGTTAATGATTTATCAGATGTAAGTACTAGTGAATTACAACAAAAAATTATAAATCTACAAAAGAAATATTTTGTATCACATAATTCAGATGTACAAAATCAAATAGTTTTGCTAATTGATACCTATAATTTAGAACTAGAACAACGACAGCGTTCAAAATCTAAAAAAGAAACAACAAACGATAATAATGATCTTGACAAATTAATAAACATATCGTAATATAAATTAATGCTTATGAAAACAGACAAACTTGGTATACCCAGATTTTCTAACAAGGATCTTGTAGACTTAATATATACTGGCAATGCAGAAAAGTGCCATGTTGTATTATGTGATGAGTCTGCTGATGTGGATAAATTTAATTCAGTTATGGAAGAGCAAGGGTTTAGTAAACTTACAAAATATATACCATTAGATGTAAATAAAGAAATATTTGACAATGCTTGCCAAAGCGAGTGGTATATGCCTGATGAATATAAGCAGATTGATTTATTACATTGGCTATTTGCTAAATGTATGGATGAAACACAAATAAGTGATTATGACAAACTTCGTGTATCGACACAATGGCAAAGAACAAAAGAAGAATTTAAAGCATATGCTGATCGCGATTTAGATGACCTACTACGTTATATGATATATCTTGTAGACTTTATGAGAGAAAACAACATAATATGGGGTGTAGGAAGAGGATCAAGTGTAGCAAGTTACATATTATACTTGATAAATGTACACAAAATAGACAGTATAAAATACAATTTAGACTGGCGTGAATTTTTACGTGACTAAATATCTATACAAGGAGAAGTCAATGGGAATGAAACCAAAAGCAAAAAAAGTCTATCGCTCAATGCAAGGTAAGATTGTTGACTTAGATAGACTTATAAAAAGAAACGAGTTGACTCCAGCTGTAGGTAATGCAAGAGTTAATGCTCGAGGAGACGAACTAGGTCCAGGTGGACAAATCGTCAGGAAAAGAGAAGAAGTTGTAAGAGAATATTATGAAGGTAACAGACCTGTTGCTGACGAAGTTCCTGTAAAATCCGACGTTACTATAGCAGAGAAAACTGAATTGGAAGAATTTGATAACGAACCAATTCCTCCGAAACCCGCAACGATGCTGGCAAACGCAAAACCAGTAGTGCAACCTAAAAATCCTGCTCCTGCTCCTGTAAAGGAAAAAGCAGAGTGGATTGAAGACAAAGACGGTAATTTTATAAAAAAAGGTGAATAATGGCTTTAAACAATTATAATACTATTAATGGACAAATTCGGCCTATCGGAAAAAGAGTTTTAATTTCCGATATGCATTTTGGAGAACAGACAACTAAAGGTGGACTTATAATTAGAGACGATGACGGAACTTCAAGAGGTATATATCCTCGTTGGGGTAAAGTACATTCTAAAGGTCCCGACAACGTTGATGATTATGATATTGGAGATTGGGTGTTAATTGAACATGGACGCTGGACTCGTAGTGTAGATATTGATGAAGGCAATGGTGCAACAGAATTACGCATGATAGATGAAGATGCAATTCTTGGATTTTCAAACGAAAAACCTGAAGATGTGTCTATTGGTGAAGAGGTGTAAATGACCGAGCCTACAAACCCGTTCAGCGATATTGAACGTTTTGGTTCTGCTTGTGATCAACCAGCAAGCCCTGAAAACTACGGAATGTATCTTGGTTTAATTGACGAAGAGTACGAAGAGCTTTTAGAAGCAGTAGTAAATCAAGATAAGTTAGAGCAACTAGACGCACTAATAGATATTCTAGTTGTAACCATGGGTGCGATACGTGCCGCAGGCTGGGACGGAGAATCAGCTTGGAATGAAGTGATGCGAACCAATTTTGCTAAAATAGATCCTGATACAGGAAAAGTTCGCAAAAGAGAAGACGGCAAGGTTCTTAAACCTGAAGGTTGGAAACCTCCCGAGCTTGCTCAATTTTTGTAAGGAGTAATATATGGAAACAGTACAAGGACGTAGTCAAGTAGAATTTGACCAAGGGCTAAGGCAACTTATGCTTACAATGTACAACCATACTGCCAGTGGACTAGCTGTCAGTGGTGCAGTAGCATGGTTAACCTATAGTTCAGGACTATTGTATGCAATGGGCAGTTTGCTTTATGTAGCAATGTTTGCACCATTAGGTATGATACTTTGGTACAGTTTTACAGGACAGAACTGGGATATCAAAAAACTTACGTTGTTTTATTATGCATTTGTAACACTAATGGGACTTAGTTTGAGTACTATTTTTGCAGTGTATACAGCAATGAGTATAACGCAAGTATTTTTTATTACTAGTGCTACATTTGCTGGTGCTAGTTTATATGGATACACAACCAATAGAGATTTGACCTCATGGGGTAGTTTCTTGTTTATTGGTTTGATTGGAATTGTAATTGCAAGTATTGTAAATATTTTTATGGCCAGTACTGCATTGATGTTTGCAATTAGTATTATAGGTGTTCTAATCTTTACAGGTTTGACTGCTTATGATACACAGACTGCAAAAGCAATTTTCTTACAAACCAGAGACGAAAGATATGGTATTAAGTTTGCAATCAGTTTGTATCTTAATTTTATCAACTTGTTTCAAATGCTACTATTTTTATTAGGAAATAGAGAATAAAAATAGTTGACTTTCTGTGTTTGTTATGCTATAAATTAACTATAATATAACAACACAGAAAGTGGACAATATGGCCGTACATGGCATGATAGATCTCGAAACTTTAGATGTAAAGCCTGGAGCAACTGTGCTTACAATAGGTGGTGTAAAGTTTGATCCTAAATCAGATTTAGAACCACATAGCGAGTTTTACTTTAAATTAGATATAGATTCCCAAGATCGTAGTGTAAACGACGATACTATTGCATGGTGGGGTAAACAAAGTAAAAAAGTACAAGAAGAAGCGTTTGGTACAGACGGAAGAGTGCATATAGATACTTTTTTAGATGCATTACCAAAATGGATGGTAGGTGTTGATGTATTGTGGGGACACGGTTATGGATTTGATGTAACTATAATGGAAGATATGCTGAGACAAAATAACAGAAGCATTCCTTGGCAGTTTTGGCAAGTGCGTGATTCACGCACATTGTTTAGTATGGCTAAAGTTGATCCTCGTAAAGCAATGCAAAGTGACTTGCATAATGCACTAGCAGATGCATATTTTCAAGCAAAAGGCGTACAAATGGTGTATAAGGAGCTATCACTTGTCAAATGATGATGTAAAAAAACGCATGGAAGAATTGTGTGAACCTATTGATAGACAGATACTAATGTGCGATAATAAAAATGATATATTAATGCTTGGTTGTGCAATGCTAGAAAAAGTAAAAACAATTTTAGATTCGCAAATTGGAAAAGAAGGTAGGCAAATAATTATAAAGGAAGCAAATGAAAGATAGTCCTATTAACAAACATCAGCAACTTATGATTATTACAGCCGAAGAATGTGGAGAACTTACACAACGTTGTAGTAAAATGATAAGGAAATATAATACATTTGAAGAAATTGATGAAGAGCAACGTATTAAGTTTGTGGAAGAAGTTGGTGATGTGTTTTGCATGATAGAACTAATTGTAGGACACGGACTAACTGATTGGAAAGAAATTCACGATCGTTGCGATGTGAAAAAAAATAAACTAAAAATTTGGAGTGATCTAATTGATGGCTAAATTTATGCGTGATGATTTAATGGTGCAACAACAAGTTGATAATACTTGGCAACATTTTGTTGGTGTAATTTGCTTAAATTGTACAGGAAGGAAACAAGTAAAAAAAGTATTACCTGTGTTATTCAGTGTTGCTCCTACGCCTGTACATTTTTTAAATACACCAGAAAAAACTGTAAAATGTATTATTGAAAGTTTAGGTATGGTTAATATTAGATATAATCGTTTGCTACAAATGAGTAATGATTACTTGACATGGGACGGAGAAGATGCTACAATGCTATATGGCGTCGGTAAATACGGAAGTGATAGTTATAGGTTGTTTTATAAAAACGAAATACCCAGTAACATTGGTGATCATGAATTAAATCGTTATGTTGAGGAAGAATTAAATGTATAAAGTTACAGCCTATTTTAAAGATTACAAAATATCAAAAATGTTTTATAGTATCTATGATGCTATAGATTTTAAGGAAAATGCTGACGCACACTATCCTAAAAAAGTAGAACTTAACAAAGGAGTTTTTTCGATGAGAGAATGGATTTATGATGCTTGGGGGCTTATTATGGATGATAGGCGAAATCCTTTAAAGAACATACCTGACTTAATGGTACGTCACTTAATTATGCAAGTACTAGCATGGATGTGGTGCATTGCTTTTGCAATTATTGTAGGTAGCTATACTGTTTTTGCAATAAGTGCTATTGCACACGTTGCATTAATAGCCGCAGTAGTTGTTACAGTTGGCACCTTTAAAGTAGCGGAACACAGACCTGAAGCTTTTGAATTTGTAAAAGGTTACCATAGTTATGGTAGAGGTAGAGGGTCTACAATTTTTAGAGATAAAGAAGGAAAAGCTCACAAGGTTCCATTAGATAAAGGAGATCCAGGCGGCGAGCATGAGTGATATAAAAAAAGTTGCAGAAGAACAAGCAACTGAAGCATATGGGCTATTTGTAAAATTTATAAAATATTTCACATATGTTGTCATAGTTGGCCTAGTGTTTGTAGCAAGTTGTAATTTTGGTGTGGATGGTACAGGTGGTAAATATGATCCAAGTCAGGATTTAAAAGACGAGTATCGTAGTAACATGGGATTAGATTAATGAAAGATTTATGGGTAGAAAAATATCGACCAAGTACAGTTGATGGTTATGTTTTTAGGGATGACGCACAACGGAATCAAGTTAAAACTTGGATTAAAGATAAGTCTATTCCGCATTTGCTGTTTAGTGGTAATGCAGGAATAGGCAAAACTACACTTGCAAAGTTACTATTCAACGAGTTAGATCTAAACGATCTTGATGTTTTAGAAATAAATGCAAGCCGAACAAATTCAGTAGATGATGTACGTGATAAAATAGTTGCATTTGTACAAATGATTCCATTTGGTGACTTTAAAGTTGTGTTATTAGATGAGGCTGATTATCTAAGTCCAAATGCACAGGCGGCACTACGTGGTGTTATGGAAGAATACCATACAACGAGTAGATTTGTTTTGACTTGTAACTATCCTAATAGGATTATCCCAGCAATACACAGTAGATGCCAAGGCTTTCATATTGCAAAAATAGACCAAACAGAGTTTACTGCAAGAGTAGCAGAGATATTAATTACAGAAGGTGTCACGCCAGATTTAGATACACTTGATACGTATGTAAAAGCTACATATCCAGACTTGCGAAAGTGTATTAATACAGTACAAATGAATGTGCAAGATAATAATTTACTAAAACCAAATGAAGGCGATACAGGTGAAAGCGACTGGAAACTTGAAATGGTTGAACTATTTAAAGCAGGCAAAATAGAACAAGCAAGAAAACTTCTTTGTGGAACAATTAGGGCAGAGGAAATGGAAGAAGTTTACAGATGGATGTATGATAATATAGAAATATTCGGAGATAATGATAACCAAGATAAAGCAGTTTTAATAATTAAACAAGGCTTGGTTGATCATACATTAGTTGTAGACCCAGAAATAAACTTAGCCGCTACGTTGATACGGCTAGGTAATTTATGACATACATAGTAAATGATGCTTGTATACGTTGTAAACATATGGATTGCGTAGAAGTTTGTCCTGTTGACTGTTTTTACGAAGGCGAGAATATGCTGGTAATAAATCCACAAGAATGTATTGACTGTGGAGTTTGTGAACCAGAATGTCCTGCTGATGCAATTTTACCAGACACTGCACCTGGTGCATCTGAGTGGGTTGACTTTAATCAAAAATGGTCTGATATTTGGCCAAATATAACAGAAATGCGTTCCGAAGATGTACCAGAAGATGCAGAAGAATGGCACGGAGTAGAAAATAAAATGGAACATTTTTCAGAGGAGCCAGGTAAGGGTGACTAGTAACAAAAAACTGATAAATGATATTGTACGCATAAGTGTACTTGAAGAAGAACTTGAATACTATAAAACTTTAATACAAGAACATGATACAGGACACATACATACTACAATAAGTTTTATAAAAGAAAGACTTAATATACTTAAAGGAGGAGAAAAACAATGGCCGTTCGTTTAATTAGTTATACTAAAGCCACAGAAGAGTTTGAAGCAGAAGGCTTGACTAATTTACAAGAGTTAATTGCGTTTTGTGCTAAAGTAAGTAATCCTGCCGCACAAATTAATACAGAAACTAGCGAAAAACTTATTAAATATTTGATCAAACATCAACATTGGTCACCGCTTGAAATGGTTAATGCAGTATTAGAAATTGACACTACACGTGATATTGCCCATCAAATTGTAAGACATAGAAGTTTTGCATTTCAAGAGTTTAGCCAGCGTTATGCTAATCCAAAAGATATGGAAGAAGTATTTGTTACCAGCGAAGCACGTTTACAAGATACAAAAAATAGACAAAATAGTATTGAACTTGATTTAGGCGAAGAAGGTATGTCTGAGCTTATGATTAAATGGGAAGAATTACAACAAGATGTATGTTATACTGCTGGAAAAGCATATGATTGGGCTATTGAAAATGGTATTGCTAAAGAAGTAGCACGTAAAGTATTACCAGAAGGACTTACTAAAACAAGACTATACATGAATGGTACAATACGCAGTTGGGTACATTATATCGCATTACGGAGTGCTAACGGAACACAAAAAGAACATATGGAGATTGCAAAGGCTTGTGCAGAAGTTATAGCAAAAATATTTCCCCTAGTAGATAATATTTGATGGGAGCCAACTGGCAAAAAGATGATCCTCAACATTCTTATGAGGAGAAGTTTGCTTGGTGGCCTGTACGTAGTAGCAGTAGAAAGTTAATATGGTTAAGCAAATATAACGTTCGTTATACTTACTACGATCATAATGGTAAACCGCCTCTAAAAGGTCCTTATTGGGGATACGTGTATACGAAACACGAATTTTTATTAGCACAGTTGAAAGGTTAAAATGGACAATATTTGAAACATATAAGTGCAATAATTGGTAAAATATCTTCTAATAAGGAATGGCAAATAAAATATGCATGGAAACCTGTAATAACAGAATCCAAAAAAATTGTTTGGTTACGAAAATACTATATGTGCTACTTGACTTACGACTGGCCACCTGGTAAGATTCAGTCCGATACTATCACATATCATACCTATAATGAAGGGTTAGTCGCTATGCTTGATGCATAGCAACCATTTAAACTAAGTCTCCATAAATTTCTAAAACCTCTTTCACTGCTTCGTGGCGTTCGATATCTTCTTTTTTAAAAGTACAAACATCAATATGCTTTGTGTCTTTCCGTTTTATTTGATTAACAAAATCGATAAGTCCATTATCGCTAAGTCTATCAGCTTGAGCTAGATCACCTGTTACAGCCATTTTAGAATATGTTCCTATACGTGTTAATAACATTTTCATTTGATTGGGCGTAGCATTTTGCATTTCATCTGCAATAATAAATGAATTTTTAAAAGTACGTCCTCTCATGTATGCTAACGGTGATATTTCAATTACTCCTTCCCTAATCATAGTCTCAATTTCACCCGAATAAAAATATTCACGTAAAACATCAAATATTGGTCTAGTCCACGGTGCCATTTTTTGCTCTAAAGTTCCTGGTAGAAATCCAAGATCTTCGTCAGCACTTACGGCCGGACGTGTAACAATAATTTTACTAACATTATTTTCTAAAAAATTCTTTACCGCCGCCTGACAGGCTAATAAAGTTTTTCCTGTACCAGCAGGTCCTATACCAAAAACAATACTTTTAGATTCGTTTAGTAATGATAGTGTATAAGACTCTTGGTTGCGGTTTCTAGGTATAATCTCAATATTCTTATTCTTTTTTGGAAGTAGATAATTGTTAAATTTTACAACATTGTTGCTTGCTTGCCTTTTGGCTCTAGCTTTTGCACCCATTAAGTGTCTCCTTATTATGGAATTACGCAGGTGGTAACCTAAGCAGGTTCTACCCGCAAATGTATTTACTTTAATGAATAAATCATTAACTACGCATTTTGGAAACTGCAATGTAAAAAATTTGATATAGATAAATATACTAAAGCGAGGAATAACTATGGCTATTTTAGATACTTTAGACGTTATCAAAACTCTACAAAATGTACACGAAAACGATAAAGCTTTTCATATTCTAAAGGATTTTGAAAGAGTTGTAGATAATCTTGGGTTGTATGTTTTTGATAATTGGGAAAATGGAGAATTAGTTCAAGGACCTGTTATTAAAAGACATTGGGTTAAATGTTCTTTTATGTGGCCACGTACACGAATGCCAGATCCGGCAGGTGGAAAAATTTTAACTGACTATGACTGCAAAGTAGGATATGAAAAAAGTTTTGTAATGAAAGCTAGACAAATTAGAAAACCATCTGATATTCGTCCGGGTACTAAAAAAGGAAGACTAGATAAATTACCAGTATGGTTAGTACATATAGCTATTCCTAAATCATTAATGTTAGATATCTATAGCGGTGATAAAAATGCATATTCAAAAGAAGAAGTAGAGCCTAATGCACCGCCAACTGTTGCACCAATGCCGGCCGCAGATGCACCAATAGAGGAGCCAGTGGTATAATGGGGTTACAACAAGGTGATTTGATGGATTTAGTTTTACCTGTATTTGAAGTTGATAGCTTCAAAAGTAAAATGGGTGACGACGAAGATATTGTAGTTGTTAGTTTTAGTTTAAAAGAACAAAATGCGGCAAATGATTTAGTAGACTTTATAGAAAAGTCATATAACTTTGTTCTAGATGCAGATAGTACAGTAAGTGAATTAGATCAAGGTTCATATAAAGTTTTTGTTGAAATAGAAAGAAACAGAAAAATTAATAATAACATAATGGAAATGTTATATGGTATTGGTAAATTATCCAAAATGGAAAGTTTTAAGTTTAGGTACCATAAAGATTTTACAAGTCGCGAAGCAAATATTGATAACTTACAAGAAATGGTTCCAATTGATGCTAATACATATGTGTTAACACGAAATCCAATAACAGAAAATGCAGAAACCTTTTTTGCAAAAACTCCGTTTGAAAATATTGAATTTGTTAACGAAACAATTTTTATTAAAAAACCATTTGCTGATATTTTACACATGGAAGTAATAGATTTTGATAAAAACGATAAAATAATGGAAAGTACCAAAGAAACATTTGATGTTAATGCTTTTCCAGAAATTTTATTTCTAACAAAATATCTTGGTGAGTATAATATAAACAAGTATGGTGATAAACTATTGCTAGAAAGCAATGGTTATACATTAGTCGCCAAAAGAACATAAAGATACTCTAACAAATCAATAAATAGCTATACAATGCAAACCTATTGCCAAAATTGCGGACATCAATCCCATTGCGGAATTCCTGCAAATCGTGAAGAAAAAGATTACGATGGTAGGATTTATATAATAAAAATTTGTGGCTGTTGTCGCTGTGATAATTGCAAGGAGAAAGAAAATGGGTAAAGAACACTTTAAATTTGAGTTTGAAGAATGGATGGCTGAAGAGCTTATCCATAGAGAGGACTGGAAAGATTGGTACAATGCAATGTGCGAAATACTACCATTATGGGGAGTAGATACTGTGGAAAGAGTAGCAGGATTTATTGCACAATGTGGACACGAAAGTGGTGGATTTAGAGTTTTAAGTGAAAATTTAAATTATAGTGCTAAAGCACTTAATACTATATTTCCAAAGTACTTTAGAAGAGCTGGTAGAGATGCTAACCCGTATCACCGTAAACCAGAAATGATTGCCAATGTAATTTATGCAAGTCGAATGGATAATGGCGATACTGCCTCTGGCGATGGTTGGCGTTTTAGGGGTGGTGGAATACTTCAACTCACAGGAAGATACAACTACACAGAATTCGCAAAAGCAGTAGAAATGTCACCAGAAGAAGCAGTTGATTATGTACGTACAAAAAAAGGTGCTCTTGACTCAGCTTGTTGGTTTTGGGATACAAATAATATAAACAAATATTGTGATAATCAAGATATAGTTGGTATGACAAAACGTATTAATGGTGGCACAATTGGTCTAGATGATCGTAAAAAACATTACATTCATGCTTTAGATGTATTTGGTGGTGATTTTGAAGAACCAGAAACTGATTACAACCAAACTATAAGACAAGGTTCTAGAGGTCCTCTTGTAGCAGAAGTACAAGAAAAACTTGATATTTCACCTGCTGATGGTATATTTGGTCCAGGAACTGCTAAAATTGTAAAACATTGGCAAAGTTCAAACGGACTAACAGCAGACGGAATAGTTGGTCCTAAAACTTTGGGAAAGTTATTAGGGTAGGAGGAATGGGTTCTAAATTAGCAATAGTTATGTTTTTGTTATTATTAGGTGCAGGTGGCATCGGTTATTGGTATTACAATGACACACAAGAACGCTTGGCTATCTTAACATCAAACAATGCTAAACTTAACACCGCAGTAGAACTAAATGAACAAACAATAAGTTCGCTAGAAACTGACTATGCAAAAGCTTCTAGCGAACTTGCAACATTAAATGAGCAATACTCGGCAATACGTAGGCAGAATCAAGCACTAGCAGATAAACTGCAAGAAATAGATTTAACCGCGGCCGCTATTGCAAATGCAGATGGTATAGAACGTGCAGTAAATAGAGGAACAAAAAATGCAGGAAGATGCTTTGAACTTTTATCAGGTGCGAAACTAAACCAAAAAGAAAGGACGGCAGAAAATGGCATCGCTTTTAATAAAGAGTGTCCTTGGCTTTACGATACTTATAAGTCTCGCGGCTTGCTCGATCAAACCACAGCAGATTGAACTATCAACAATACCAGTTGAAAAACCTCAACTAACATTACCGCCAGTTGACGAATTAAATATGCGTGGAGTTGAGTGGATAGTTCTTAATGAAGACAATGTTGATGCAGTCATAGAAAAGTTACAAAAAGAAGGCAAAGCGTTTGCTTTATATGCATTAACTGGTGAAGGCTATGGAAATTTAGGATTAAATTTTTCTGATATACGTGCGTTAGTTCAACAACAACAAGCAATTATTGCCGCTTATGAAGGATATTATTCTGAAGCAGAGCAAGTATTAGATAACGCTGTTATTATAGAAGAGGAATAAATACACATATATTAAGAGGGCGTTATGTGGGAAATAATTGAAAGAATGGCTAGCGATCGCTTGTGGATTTACACGGCACTTGCTGGTAGTATATTTGGTGCTATATTTGTAGCATACATAAGCACAACACGTATCGGTCTATGGGGTTATGCCCAAGTAGATAGGGCAACAGATTATCTTGTAGCACGTTGGGGACTTACTTGGCTAGAACAGCCAGCAGACGCATGGCGTAAAAAGTATCCACACGTTACTAAAAAGATAGACGAACTAGAGGGTAGATTACAAAAATTGGAGGGTAAAAATGCCAAGAAAAAAACTTGAAGAATTAGACGATTCACCAGCAGTAGAATCTAAACCGGATGCAGTAGTTGTTAGTACACAAGACTCAACAACACGTAAAGTTAAACTAGACTTAGAAGTTGACACAACTGTAAAAGACTTAGGGCCTAACCCGTATGTTAAACTTATACATATGGCAAGAGCAATCGATGCTTGGAGAATTTTTCCAAGAATGTTTTTAACTGTTTACATTGTACTATTATATAAAGTAGTAATATGGTTTATGGAGTTACCTGCTCCAAGTTTTGAACAAAGTGGTCTTGTTAGTATTGTTGTTGGTGCAGGTGCGGCATGGTTTGGACTTTATACCGGATCTAGTAAATCTAAAAAATAACACAAATAAGTATTAGTATGGAATATTATAACATACTTGGTGTTAACAAAAACTCTCCACCGGAGGATATTAAAAAAGCTTACAAACAGTTAGCTATGAAACATCATCCTGACCACGGTGGTGATGGAAATCAGTTTGCAAAAATTAACGAAGCATACGAAACACTTAAAGATCCTATAAAAAAGAAAGAATACGATAATCCACAACCACAAATAAATTTTAACACAGGAAATATGAATGATATTTTTTCATCTTTCTTTGGAGGGGGCAGGCCTGTTAGGACTAATCCTGATATTAATATTACAATAAGAATTGGATTAGAAGATGCTATGTATGGAAAAAATATATTAGGAAGATACACATTACGATCCGGCGAAGAATCAGTAGCCAATTTAAATATACCTAGTGGTATAGAAAGTGGACAAATATTCCAAGTTAGAGGGTTAGGAGATAACTTAAATCCTAATTTACCTAGAGGTAATTTAAATGCAAAAATAATTGTACTTTCTCATCCTAAATTTGAAAGAGATAGGTTGCATTTAAGAACAAAATGTAGTATAAATGTATTAGAGCTTATCTTAGGCACTGAAACAGATATTGAAACATTAGACAAAAAAAATATTAAATTAAAAATACCAAAAGGCACAAATCCAGGCACAATTATGAGCATAGCAGGATATGGTATTCGTAACCATATCACGCATAAAATAGGTAACTTGTATGTAGAAATAAAAGGAGTTACACCTAAGGTTGATGATTGGGATAAAATTAAAAAGGTAAAAGAACTAAATGATGAACTTAATACTCGCACCTAACGTTATGTTAGAAAATGCTGTACAACGCTATCCATTAGCAGATTTGCATCCTGCGCCTGTGGCACTAGAAATGGTGGAGTTAATGAATAAAAATAGTGGCTTAGGTTTAAGTGCAAATCAAGTTGGATTTGATGGACAAATATTTGTTATGAGAGCTTTACTTAACAAAGAATTTGGTTCTAATACTATAGTTATAAACCCTATAGTAAAAGGACTTAGTAAAGAGCAAGAGCTAGGTGTAGAAGGATGTTTAAGCCACCCTGATTTATTGTTAAAAATTAAAAGACCTATTAGTTGTATGGTTGAATTTGATACACTTACTGAAGATTTAAAAACAGTTGTACACGTCGAAACAAAATTTGATGATATTGATGCAAGAATATTTTTACATGAATATGATCATTTACACGGCATACAGTTTATAAATCGAGTAAGTAAGTTTAAGTTAGACTTTGCTGAGAAGAAAAGAAAAAAAAGGATTAAAAGGAAAGTAAATGGTAGAACCGTCTAAAACATTGCAAGCAGTTTTTGACAAAGTTGTTAAAGATGCAATTAAACTTCGACACGAATATGTTACATTAGAACATTTGCTATATGCAATGTTGTGTGAAACTAGTTTTGCAGATATAATTTCTGGATATGGAACTGATATTGTTTTTATGAAAAAGAATCTGGAACATTATCTAAAAAAGAAACTAAAAAATATAGTAATAGAAGATAAAAAACAAGATTATAAACCTATAAAAACGCAGACTGTCGAACGAGTTTTGAACAGAGCATTTACACAAGTGCTTTTTAGTATGAGAAACGATATACAAATTGCTGATGTATTTCTATCAATTTTAAGTGAAAAGAAAAGTTATGCATATTTTGTAACTCAACAAGCCGGAATAGTAAAACAAGATTTTGCCGATTATGTAAGCACTGAATTAGATAATAGAATTGACGATCCAAGAGAAAATGCAGGTATTGCTAATAGGGCATTAAAAGAATTTACTGTAGATTTAAATGCAGAAGTCAAAGCAAATAAAATCGACCCAATTATAGGCAGAAGTGACGAACTTGAAAAACTGGCACTTGCACTGGGTAGACGTACAAAATCAAATGTGCTTATGGTAGGCGATCCTGGGGTAGGTAAAACTGCTATTGCTGAAGGATTAGCATTTAAGATTGTTAATGAAACTGTTCCTGACTTTTTAAAAGAATATAATGTATACACACTAGATATAGGTAGTTTACTAGCTGGTAGCAAATACAGAGGAGACTTTGAAGAAAGATTTAAGTTAGTTATACAAGCATTACAGACTAAAGGAAAAACCATAATGTTCATCGACGAAGCACACATGATTAGCGGTGCAGGAGCAGGTGGACAGGGTGCAAGTAATGATTTAGCAAATTTACTTAAACCTGCTCTTGCTAAAGGAAACCTAAAAGTTGTTGCAAGTACAACCTGGGAAGAGTATAGAAAACACTTTGAATCAGATCGTGCTTTAATGAGACGATTTCAAAGAGTAGGCATAGATGAACCTTCAAAAGAAAATACTGTAAAAATTTTACAGGGTATAAGGCAATACTATGAAAGCTATCATAATACTAAAATTACCGACGATGCTATAGATGCCGCAGTAAATCTCAGTATTAAATACCAGCCAGACAAAAAATTACCAGATAAAGCAATCGACCTAATTGATGTGGCTTGTAGTAGATTTAAAGTAAAAAATCAGTTAGAAAATAAAGTTGTTACTGAAGATAGTGTACAATTTGAATTAGCAAAAATGATTGATTTGCCAGAAGAACAAGTAAAAGAAAAAGAAAGTGAAAATTTAGTCAATCTTGATACAAATTTAAAAAGTTCTGTATTTGGACAAGACAAAGCAGTTGAAGATATAGTAGATAAAATACTTGTTGCTCAAGCAGGACTTAAAAATGAAGACAAACCTGTTGGTAGTTTTGTTTTTATGGGACCTACTGGTGTTGGTAAAACAGAGTTATCTAAACAATTAGCACATCATATGGGTGTAAAACTTGTTAGGTTTGATATGAGCGAATATCAAGAAAAACATAGTGTAGCAAAACTAATTGGTGCTCCTCCTGGTTATGTAGGATTTGAAGATGATGCTGGACAACTTATTATTAAACTTCAAGAAAATCCTAATTGTGTATTATTGCTTGACGAAATAGAAAAAGCACATCCTGATGTAAGTAATATTTTGTTACAACTAATGGATAATGGTAAAATAACTGGAAGTAATAGCAAAGAAGCAGACGCAAGGAATTGTATTCTAATACTTACTACAAACTTAGGTGCAAGAGATGCTGAAAAAAATGCTATAGGGTTTGGTGAAGATTTAGATAAAGATTATGAAGATACTGATTTTAAAAAGTTTTTTCCGCCTGAGTTTAGAAATAGACTTGACGGTATAATAACATTTGGGAAACTTGATAAACCTGTAATGATGAAAATTGTAGGCAAATTTTTACTAGAATTAAAAAAACAAGTGCAAGAAAAAAATATTGATATATCTGTTACAGACGAAGCATTAGATTATCTTGTTGATAAAGGGTTCAATCCTAAAATGGGTGCAAGACCGTTACAACGAGTAATCGATCAAGATATTAAACGCCCATTAAGTAAAAAAATGTTGTTTGGTGAACTTAAAGATGGAGGCAAACTAACTATTGACTTTAAAGATAATAAGTTACAACTAGACTGCCAAGTAAAACAAAATGAAATTGCGTGATACAAGACGGTTACATTATAACAAATATCTTTATAAGTTAGTAATACCTAATCAGTGTGCAAGTTATTTTCGTACTGAATTTCAAAAGGATTCTCGACTTAGTTATACAAGAGAAAAACTTGATATTGCACACTTTCATCATGAAAAGACAAAAAGTCATATAAGTATTCCGTATACAAATATGAAATACGTCACTTCTATACCAGTAGAACACTATTATGATGCGATAGAAATATACAGGCATCTTAAAAACAATGAAGATTACATGGTAAGGTGTCATAGAGGAGAACTAACCTTATACAGTAATGATAGAAAATTTTTAATTAGACTATCTAACAAGTTAAAACATCCTGGAATAGAATTTTATGAACCAGATCCTGAAAAAGTCGATGTATTATTAACAGAAAAAAATATTGTTCTAGTTCCATCTAAACCAAAATATGAATATAAATGCACATTAGGTAAAAAACTAGGTATTTCGTCATTAGCAAACTGGATAGATGCTAATCCTCATTTAGCAAAGATAGGCGATACTGCTAGAGAAAGTGTATTAGCAGAGAGTTGGGTAAAAGGTTATTATTTTTATGTAAGAGATAAAAAATCCTTATTAATAGCCCAAATGCTAATTGGCGATAACCTACAAAGAGTAGAGCGTTTAGTTTATACAGATAAATAGTTATAACACTAAATTAGGATATTGTTATGAAAATGATAGAAATCGACGAAGGCGTAAAGCAATGGTTATCACGCCAATTCTCAGGCGATCCGCAAGCAAAGGCTTGGTACGCCAAATATAAAGTTGACCCAAAAGCCGCAGAAAGAATGGTTGGACCAAGGGTACACAAACAATTTATACAACAGTATGTTGGGGGTATGTCATGAAACTTAATGAATTAAACGATTTTGATTTTTCTGAAGAACTTGTTTTTGACGATGACGATGATTTTTATAATAATTTTGGCGTATTGTATTTCAATGAAGATGAAATAGTAGATGAAGCAGAGTATCAAGGACGTACAGTTAAGCTAGGCAAGCCAACGGCAGGTGATGTTAAAAAATTTAAAGTATATGTAAAGAATCCAAAGGGTAATGTAGTAAAAGTTAATTTTGGACAAAAAGGTGCTAGAATTAAAAAGTCAAATCCAAACCGTCGGAGAAGTTTCCGTGCTAGACATAACTGCGATAATCCTGGACCGCGTCATAAGGCACGTTATTGGAGTTGTAGAAAATGGTAAAAATAAATGAATTTGCAGATCTAGATATCCCCAATGAGATCTTTCCAAAACCAGATTACGATGTAAAAGAAGATTTAAAAATTTATATGCGTAATGATCCTATGTTTTATAGAAAAGCTTTTTTCCCTGCAATGGATGAATATAGCAAAACAAAAAATAAAAAATGTCTAAATGACATGGTTGACAATGGCTTAAAGAACTATTGTTCTAAATTTGGAATAGCACACAAGCCCGAGGATATCATTAGTAAAGCTGAACTTTATAATTTAGTAGATGAAATAATAAGAGATGAGCAAGAAGATATACATGAATCTTATGATCCAAAGTACGGACATGATACAAATAGTCATGTTGTTAAACAAAAAGATGATAACGGAAAAGCTTTTTGGGCTGTTTACAACCACGAAGGTAAAATAGTAAAAACTTTTTATAGTGAGAAAAGTGCAAGTGCGTATGCGGAAAAAAATCATAATGCTTTAATGAAAAATGACATTAAAGCAAACGAAGGAAAAAGTCCACATAAAAAAGGTACAAAAAAGTATAAAAAGCACATGGCGGCTATCCACGCAGGAAGCTGAAATGGATATTAAGGACTTACAGCACCTAGCAGGTATACGTAATAAGTTTACAGGGTTTACACCTTATGTGCCAGAAAATATAAGCATAACAGGCACAGAAAAAGCAAAAATACAGCGTAAGAAGAAAATACAACCTGGCACGGAAGAATGGTTTAAACTGTGGTTTAGTCAACCTCATCTTACAGGAGAAAAACCTGTATGAAAATCCAACAAGTGATAGAAGATATTGTAAACTACACTCCTACATCTGAGTTAGAAAATTTAGACAAACTTTTTAAAAAAAGCGGATATGAAATAAGAATCGTAGGCGGTGCAGTGCGTGATATTCTTTTAAAAAAAGATCCAAAAGATGTTGACTTAGCAACCGATGCTACTCCTAAAGAGATGATGGATTTATTAGGTAAAGCAGGTATTAAACATATACCCACAGGTATAGAACATGGAACAATTACAGCAGTTTTAAATAATGAACCTTTTGAAATTACTACTCTTAGGGCGGATGTTGATACTGACGGCAGAAGAGCTACTGTACAATATGTTACTAGCTGGGAAGAAGATGCTAAACGTAGAGATTTAACATATAATGCAATGAGTATGGATTTAGATGGTAAAATTTACGATTACTTTGGAGGAATGGACGATTTACAAAACAAAGTAAGTAAATTTGTTGGTGATCCTTCTGAAAGAATTAAAGAAGATTATCTACGCATATTAAGATATTTTAGATTCCAAGGTAGAATTAGTAAACCAGACTTTGATAAAGATACATTATTAGCAATAAAAAATAATGTTTCTGGCTTATCTAAAATAAGTGTAGAAAGAGTATGGCAAGAAATGAGTAAAATGCTTGCTGGAGAAAACATTGCTGATATATTAGATCATATGGATAAAACCGGTGTTCTAAAAGCTATTAAATTAGATACACAAGATACTAATACAGTAATAGATAAACAAGACGCTATAATTAACTTAGCAAGAATAGCTAAAAATCCAGCAATAGGAAAAGTATGGAAAATGAGTAATGAGGAATATAATTTACTTATATTCTTACACGCTTATAAAGATAAAGATGTAGATCAAAAATGGTATTCTGAAAAAATGGTTGACAAAGTGGATCGAAATATGCTACAAATGTTAGCAACACTAAAAGATCAGAGGGATATGATTAAACATATAGAACAATTTAAGGCACCAGTGTTTCCAGTCACAGGAAATGATTTGATTTCTAAAGGAGTAAAACCAGGTCCTCAATTAGGCCAAACCTTAAAAGCTCTTAGAGATAAATGGAAACAAAGTAATTTTACTGCAAGCAAAGATCAGCTTATTAATAATCTAAACGAAGGTGTAGGAAGAATTGTTAAAGGTGTAAACACCACTCCTGATGTAGGACCTAATGAAATATCAAAGCAAGCCGCTAAGTTTGGAAATAAAGTTGATAAAGATGGCAGGCCACCAACCCTTAGTAAAAAAGTCAAAGGTAAATCAACCAATGTACTGTTTAATCTCGGCCTTGCAGAAAGTACAAAAAGAAATGTTTTACTAACATTAGCTAAATCAAAAATTTTACAGCAAGTAAATATTGTTAATTTACATGAAGCATATTCGCTTAATCCTAATACCGAAATTTATGTTGATATGGATGGTGTACTAGCAGACTTTTTTGGTGAATGGGCTAAAATTATGCAAGTTAGTCATTATACTCAAATTAACAAACAACATAGTATAGATGATGCATTACAAAAAATAAGAGATACAGACGAATTTTGGCTTAAACTACCATTATTGCCACAAGCAATGGAACTATTAAAACTAATTAAAAAAGTTAAAGGTGCTTACAATATATGCAGTACTCCTTTAGCAGATGATCCAAATTCAGACCCTCATAAACGTGAATGGTTAAGACGTAACTTATCATTTTTTCCGCCGAAAAAAGTTTATATTACACATAAGAAAGATCAATTCGCACAAAATAAAGATGGATCACCTAATATTTTGATTGACGATTATGGAATAAATATAAATGCATGGGAAGATGCAGGTGGCATTGGATTTAAATATAAAGATCATAAATTTGAACGAACTGCATCTGCAATAAAGCAAGCTATAGCGCCAAGGTGATAAATGAAAAATATATGTTTAGTAATATTAATTTTATTAGCAAGCTGTCATCCTGTACAAGCAGGCGAATGGAATGATAAGCCAGTAATATGTGCTACCGAAGAAGAAACATTTTCATCTATGGCTCCCAAAGGTGAATTGTTAATAGGTATTGCAAACCAACTTACACCTGTTTTAGACCCAGATGAAGATAGCGGAATATCAGCGAATAGACCTGTGCTACCTTGGGCATTATATGCAAATTTGGACACTGGTACTTTTACAATATTAGAATATCACGCGACACCATATAATACATATTGCGTTATAGGACACGGAGTTGACTTCCGGTTTATTAAGGAGATAACAAAATGAAAATGAAAGACATTGATGCCAAGGCAATGAATGAAACAACAGCATCAAGTGTAGCAACTGTGGTAGCTCCTGTTGGCGGAATAGTTAGTAGAAATAATACTTTTAAAAATGCATTAGATAGCAATACAAATTTAATGGGCGGACCAGCTAAAAAGAAAAAGAAGAAAAAGACTGTTAGCGAAGCAAAAGAAAAGTCTTCCTTAGATATTTTACAAGGCATTGACACAAGTTCAAGTCAATGGAAGAAAACAAAAAAAGGTGCAATTAAAACAGATGAGCTAATGGCTTTGCAAAAAATACTAAATGACTTAGGTTTTAACACTGGTAAACCAGACGGATGGTTTGGCAAAAATACTGCCCGTGGTGTGAAAAAATTCCAAAAGGCACATGGATTAACTGTTGATGGTGATCCAGGAAAGAATACAATTGGTAAAATGATTTCAGTACTTAGTAAGGATGCTAAGAAAGATGACGAAATCAAAACAACATATTTAGATAAAGATGGTAAGGATACTGGTGTTCCTGCAAAGCTTAGAGGTAAAGCACATACAGGTCGTAAAAGCTATGACTATGGTGTTGATAAAATTGCATACGATGTAGGAAAAGCAATTGATGCCAGTAATAATCCAAAATATAGTGCAATGCAAGGACCTAAAGCTAAGTTTATAGATATAGTTTCTGCAATGCGTAGTGCTAATGCTGGAAAAGTAAATATTGGCGACATTGTCCTTATTGATGGTGAACCTGCAGAAGTAAAACAGACAATGGGCATGGCTTATTTTGTAAAACCCGGAACAACTATTCCTATCAATTAAATTTAAGAAATACATTTACTGATAAATAGTATAGTATATACTATTGGAGCATTAAAATGACAGATAAAGCCACAAAAGAAAGCGGCCTACAAAGACATATCGGTATTAAAAAATACGGTAAAAAAGGCTTTGAAGAACTACAGGCCGCTGGTCGCAAAGGCGCAAGCGAAGAAGAAAAAGGCGCAATTAAAGATAAGCATCTTCCTAAAAAGAAAACAAATGAAGGATTAGCGGATCTTGCTGATATGGCAGAACGTGATCACGAAGTACAGATGGCACGTAGCGATTTGTATAAAATTGCAAAATACGCAATCAAGCTACACGAAATGATGAAAAATATTTCTGAAGCAGAAGGACTAGAAGGCTGGCAACAATCTAAAATTACAAAAGCCGCAGATTATATGGATAGTGTTTATCATAGTTTAGATTATGAAATGAATATGGATAAAGCTATGATGCCAGAATCGATGAAACCAAAACGTTTCAAACCAACTTTAACCAATGAAGAATACACCACATATAAAGGAAGTCTAAATAGCAAGCTAAAGAAAAAAATGTAAGGTAGACAAATGGACTATAATGCACTACAACATAAACTCTTTTCAATGGATCCAACAGATCCTGCAGATGATTTACGAAAACTTCAAGCACAAGCAGGCGGCGGTAATGCTCCAGCATCTGTACCTGAAACCTTTGAAGTTATAAATGAAACTGCACAAGTTCCTGAAGGATCGTTACAATTAGATAAAAATTATTCTGTAAATGATTTTGCTAAACTTGCAGGTGTTACTGAAACGCAGAAAACAGGTAGTGAAGGACAAGCCAAAGGCAAAGATCCTATGCCAAAGAAATCAAAACCTACAACTTCAGGTGAAACACCTCATCCATTAAAAGATAAACTAGTAGGTGAGGCAGAGGAAGATAGAATAACAGCATTAGAACGTAGGATTGATGCACTAGAAGAAATGCTCAGTGAGCGTGAACTAAGTAAGCCTGAAGAAAAAGAAAAAGAGCGTCTTGTAAAAGGAATGAAGAAAAATACTTCAGATTTTAAAAAGCGGTATGGTAAAGACGCTAAAGCAGTTATGTATGCTACTGCAACAAAAAATGCAAAAGCAAATGCAAGTATTGATACAAGTAACATAAAAAATAGATTATACGATGCATTAAATAAGAAAATGGGCATATAATGAAACTTTTTGATGTACTTAAAGAAAATGCGTTAAGGCAGTTCGCAAGTAATTATAATCCTAATGTATATATTGGTCCAGATACTACAGATAAAGAATTAGTTTCAGAAGTTCAAAAAGCATTATCAAAACATAGTCTTGCTATTGGTAAAAGACCAGAAGGACAATATTGGGATAATTCTAGAAAAGGATGGACTGGTGGCGTAACTGGAATTTATGATAACAACTTAAAAGCGGCTGTAATGGCTTGGCAAGAAAGCGTTAATAACCAAATTAAAGATATGGCTCCATCAGATCAAATAAAACCGTTGCTTATAAACGGAGTTATTAATCAAGAAGATGCAAAAGTTTTAACAATTCCTTTAGATAAACGTGGTTTCTTAAGCAATACTAAATTAGATAGTGCAATAAGAAATTATGAATTAGTAAGACGTGAGTTTACAGATAAAAGATTAGTAGCTACAGATGTAAATGACATTAATTCATTTAGTGATTTTATGAATGGTATTGGCAGAGAAGGTTGGTTTACTATTCTTACTCCTATTGTACGTGTTAAATATAAAGGAGATACTTGGGATCCAAGCAAACCAAATAAAGACATAATTAATTTTTTAAATGATAGTACAGCTAAAATTTTAAAAGCAAGAAATAAAAATGTATTGTTTAATACTTTACGTGAAGTATTACGTCCTTTATCTCCCAATTTTCAAGCAAAAACCAAGTCGGGCAAAGATGTAACGCTTATACCAGACGAAGCAAGATTGTTAAAGTTAGCCACAACATATAATACTCCTAACTATAAAAAATTAGGTATATTAAATACTCCTAAATCACTTTATATTCATTTTGCAGGAATAGCTATGTATGAATTTGGCTTAGGCGTTCAATCTGCACAGAAACAAGTGCAGGCAAAAGAAAAAGAAGATCAAAAATCTTTACAAAATGATACACCTAACTTAAATGAACTTGATGCAAGACGACTTGCTGAACAATTAATTGTTGCATTTGAAAACAACTATTGGGCTATATTTTCATCAGCTCGTGTATCAGTTGATGAAGCTAGTGTAGAACAAATTTTACAGCAGTTAGCAAATGCCAAAGATTATGATGAAGTAGCTAAACAATATCTTGCACTTACACAAGAGCATCTTTCAGTTCGTATGCTTAAAGAGCTTAGTAAAGACGATCTATATCAAAGAATTTTTATTGCACATATGAAAAGGATTAGACGTATTAATCCTCCACTCCTACATAGTACAATAAACTTTGATGATGCTAATACTCCTATAGCAGTTACAGATAAAAATAATAAAACATACGAAGTTACAAACGAAATGGTTGAAGGTAGGCCAATAATTAAACCACAAGTTGTTGATGTAATATTGGAAGACTATTTGTTACGTGAGGCTATAACAAAAAGCGGTGGCACTATTCCAAGTTTAATTGTACAGCCAACAGAAGAAGATCGTATTAAAGCAGTTGATGTATTTGTTAATAGACTAGAAGCTACATATCCAGAACTTACTAGCTTTTATGCACACTTACCTCCGTTTAGTGAATATTCACCAATTGGCTTAATGCGACTTAAAGGTATAATCGAAGAAGCAATAGTATATACTTCAGCTGGTTCAGATCCAACACTTTTTATAGAAAGATCTTTAAAAGAGGACAGAATATGGCTAGTTGGAGATGGATCTGATGGTGACGGGGACGGCGAGCCAGATCCTGGTAATGCAAATATATACTTTGATCCACGATATAGTGAAGAGGGATTACGAGCCGATCCTGAAAGATTTGATCCAGCAGGTGTTGACGATGAGGACCTTGAACTTTCAGAAGATGATTTAGATATAATTGGAAAATTAGCAAGTGGAAAAGACGACTTAATAACTGCTGGTATTGAACAATTATTTGCAATGAATAATGCAAGAACACATTACACTAGTGTAATTTATCCAGGATATAACAAAGTAAATAGTTCGTTTATAGAACAAACCTTAGGAATAGACGGAAAAAATGATTGGGTGACTAGTTATTATTTAGAAGGAGATGCTACTCCTAATATGCCAATGTTTGAACTATTACTAGATAAATTTGCTGGTAATGGTGATATGAATAATGTAATAGCATTTGTTGCACCAGCAGGTGTAGCAAAAGTATTTGAAGAAATACTAGGTGCAAACTTTGACCTAGATGAAAAGGTACTCACGAAACTTGTAATGTCTGTGCAAAATAAAGATGATTTCAATTTGGTTGAAAAATATTATGAGAACGGTAGTGGTAATTTAAGAGACGATATCAAAAAAGCTGATTGGTTTAGCGATAAAATATATCAAGATTTACTTAAAAAAGTTGGTATAGATATAGAAAAACAAGATGCATTAAAATCTATTGAAGAATGGGAAGAACTAGTTGGACAAAAAATTGGACACATTAAACGTTATAGGCAACTTAAAAGAATGTCTAATATAGATATTGCAAAAGAAAATGAAGCTAAAGAACAGATAGGCAATATGCAGGACTTTATGGATGATTTTACATTGTTTGTAAAAGACTTTGTAGATAATAAAGACAAAAATAAAAAATTAAAGACCAATGAAATCACAAGACTGATTGCTATGCTCGGACAGTTCGGAGGCTTATCACTAGAAGAAGAAGGTAATGAAGAATTATTTGAATTGCCTGGGTGGAAAGAAGCAGGCAACGCATGGAAAACGCTAAAGAATATTAGAACTTAATATGTTTGAAAATTCAGTAAAAGACTGGATAACAAATTTTCTCAGTACTAAAAATCCTGCATTTAATAATTTACCACCTTGTCCGTTTGCAAAACAAGCATTATTAGAAGATAAAATTGTTTTCCATTATTTAAATCCAATAGACCGTTTAACAATGTCAGAATATATAAGTTGTGAACTTGAAAATTTCAGTTATCATTGGCCTAAAGGAAAAGAAGTAGTAGTAATTGGATGTGACCCAACTTTAATTACATCAGATGAATTAAGTGAATCTGTAGATAGAAGCAATGAAAAGTTTTTAGATAATCGTGGTTATATTGCTTTAGAAGACCATCCAGATGAAAAAGAAAAAGTATTAGATGTATCCCTTAATCAAGGCGTGTATGTTTTAGTGTTGCTACAAGAAAAAACTAAATTATTTAAAGCAAGAAGGATTTTATCCAAGCAAAACTATTATAAATATTGGACGGAAGAGTATTATTCAGAAGTGGTAACAAATGACGACACGAGTTGATTTGCGAAAAACAAATTATAAAATTATAGACCATAAAATACTATCCAGTAAACATTTTTTAGAGTGTGAACAAATATATAAACAATACATAATATACAAAAAATTTGACGAAATCTATCCAATATTTAGAGAGGATTGGGATCACGGAACTACAATTGGTTACTATGATAATGAAAAATTAGTAGCATGGAGTTCTTATTATACATATCCAAGTAAAAAAACTGTCCATGCTGATCAATTTGCTTGGAACTATGATAATCCTAATTTAAAGTTAGGTTACAAATCTTTACGTAGCGAATGTGCATATTTCAAATCAAAAGGTTTTGATTATCTCATCTTAGGTGATATATATTCTTATAAACAAGATTTGAAAGGCTTTGAAACTATCCAAATTGATTCTCCTGGTGCATTTGAGTCTTGACTTATTGTAAAAAGTCGTATATAATAAGAAATAATAATAAAGGAGCAGGATATGAGTGATAGGACATATGGGCCAGAAGAAAAGGCAAAATTAGAACGACTTGTAAAAGAAGGTGTTACTGTATTACAAGAAGTAGAAGACCTACAAGGTAGTTTGAAAGAAACTATAAAAGCAGTAGCTGAAGAACTTGATGTTAAGCCTTCTCTTATTAACAAAGCAATAAAGATTGCACAAAAAGGTGATTGGGAACGTGTTTCCGAAGAATATGATGATTTAGAAACAATGGTAACAACTGTTGGTGCAGATAAAGCATGAAACGTGTTTATAGATCAGATAGAGTTGGAAAAATAAAAGATTTTATAATCGAATCGCATCGACTCTCTCCTTTTGCTTTTTATTGTGAAATGGTTGAAACAGTATTATTACTTACTGCTTCTGCTGTTTTAACTTTCACAGTTTTAGATCCAGCAACAGAAATATTCATTCCTTTATATCTAGCTGGTAGTATATTAGGAGTTATAAGCACAGTAATACGCAAAGCATTTTTTGCAATAATATTGTGTGCATGGTTTGTGATGATGAATTCACTTGCTTTAATACAACTATTCGTGTTATAATAAAAGAAGGTAAAGGAGATTAAATGCCATACGTAGATGCTTTTTTTGATAGAGATGCAGATATTATTAGAGCTGTAGAACGTCGAGATGGCAAACGTCATTATCAAGAATACCAGGCCAAGTATACATTTTATTATGAAGATGTTAAAGGCAAGCATAAAAGCATATATGGAGATCCATTAACACGTATTGTATGTAAAAATACAAAAGACTTTCGTAAAGAACTTGCTATAAACAAAGGCAAGAAAATGTTTGAGTCTGATGTAAATCCAATATTCCAATGCTTGAGTGAACATTATTTAAATCAAGATGCACCAAAAATGAATGTTGCATTTTTTGATATCGAAACTGATTTTGATCCAGAGCGTGGATTTGCAGATCCTAGTGATCCTTTTATGCCTATTACTGCTATTACTGTGCATTTACAATGGTTAGATGCATTAATAACATTTGCTATGCCGCCAAAGACACTTACTATGGAACAAGCACAAGCAGAGTGTTCTAATTTTAGTAATACATACTTGTATGAAAAAGAAGGCGATATGCTACAAGCATTTCTTGATATTTTAGAAGATGCAGATATTATGAGTGGATGGAATAGTGAAGGTTATGATATTCCTTATACTGTAAATCGTGTTTCACGAGTATTAAGCAAAGATGACACAAGACGTTTTTGTTTGTGGAAGCAACTTCCTAAAAGACGTGAGTTTGAAAAGTATGGTAAAACTGCTGAAACATTTGATACTATTGGTCGTGTGCATATGGACTATCTTGAACTGTATCGCAAGTATACATATGAAGAACGACATACATACAGACTAGATGCTATTGGTGAATTGGAAGTTGGTGAAAACAAAACAGTGTATGAAGGTACACTTGATCAACTTTACAACAATGACTTTAAAAAGTTTATTGAATATAATAGACAAGATGTTGCATTACTTGATAAACTAGACAAGAAACTACGTTTTATTGATCTTGCAAACGAAATTGCACATGACAATACTGTGCTATTGCAAACAACAATGGGTGCGGTAGCAGTTACAGAACAGGCAATAATTAATGAGTCACATAATAGAGGTATGATTGCTCCAAATAGGAAAGAACATGAAGGACAGACTGCCGCGGCAGGTGCATATGTTGCATATCCTAAAAAAGGTGTGCATGAATGGATAGGATCAATGGACTTAAACAGTCTATATCCAAGCGTGATTCGTGCAATGAATATGGCTCCAGAAACTATTATAGGACAGTTGCGTCCTGACATGACAGATGAAATGTTGCACAATGCTACAACACTAGAAAAGAAGTCATTTGCGGCCGCTTGGGAAGGCAAGTTTGGTAGTTTAGAATATGAAGCAGTTATGGAGCAACGTAAAGATGTTAGTTTAACATTTGATTTAGAAGATGGCACTAGTCATGTACTAAGTGGTGCAGAAGTATACAAACTTATTTTTGATAATAATCAACCATGGATGCTAAGTGCAAATGGTACTGTTTTTACTTGGGAAAAAGAAGGTGTTGTCCCAGGTTTACTGAAACGTTGGTACAGTGAACGTAAAGATCTGCAAAAAATGTTAAAGAAAGCAAAAGATGCAGACAATGAAGCTGAGATTACTTTTTGGGACAAAAGACAACTTGTTAAAAAAATTAACTTGAACAGTTTGTATGGTGCTATTCTTAATCCAGGTTGTAGATTCTTTGATAAACGTATTGGACAAAGTACAACACTTACTGGCAGGCAAATTGCAAAGCATATGAGTGCCGAAGTAAACAAGATTGTAACTGGTGAATATGATCATGTTGGTAAAGCAATAATTTATGGTGATACTGATAGTGTGTATTTTAGTGCATATCCTATGCTAAAACCAGAAGTTGAAGCAGGTTCTATACCTTGGGGTAAAGATAATGTTATTACCCTATATGATCAAATATGTGAACAAGCAAATACAACATTTCCTGCATTTATGATGAATGCATTTCATTGTCCTAAGCAACGTAGCGATGTAATTGCGGCGGCTAGAGAAGTTGTTGCAGACACAGGCTTATACATTACAAAAAAACGTTATGCAGTTCGTGTATACGATTTAGAAGGCTTTAGAACAGACAGTGATGGTAAAGAAGGCAAAGTTAAGGCAATGGGCTTAGACTTGAAACGCAGTGATACTCCTGTTTTTATGCAGGACTATTTAAAAACTTTGCTCGATATGGTATTAAAGCTAAAGCCTGAACAAGAACTATTAGAAAGTATTAGTGCATTTAGACGTGAGTTTAAAGAACGTCCAGGATTTGAAAAAGGTTCACCCAAACGTGCAAACAAGATTGGACATTATCAGCGTCTTGAAGAAAAACTAGGCAAAGCAAATATGCCCGGACACGTAAGAGCAAGTATTAACTGGAATACATTGAAACGTATGAATGGCGACAAGTACTCTCAAGAGATTGTAGACGGAATGAAAGTTATTGTGTGCAAACTAAAACAGAATCCGTTAGGCTATACAAGTGTTGCGTATCCAACAGACGAACTACGCATACCAGATTGGTTTAAAGAACTGCCATTTGACGGTGATGCAATGGAAGAAGTTATTATTGACAACAAACTAGACAACTTGATTGGTGTGTTGAAATATGATTTAGAAAGTACAAAACAAAAAACAACATTTAACAACTTATTTGAATGGGATTAATATGCGAGTAGGATTTACGTGTTCAACTTTTGATTTACTTCATGCCGGTCATATCGGTATGTTGCGAGAAGCAAAAGCAAATTGTGATTATTTAATTGTAGGATTACAAAGCGATCCAACTATAGATAGACCAGACACTAAAAACAAACCAATACAAACAATGGTAGAACGATATGCACAATTAAATGCACTACACTTGGTTGATGAAATTGTTCCCTATCAAACTGAACAAGATTTGATAGATATATTAGAATTGTTTGCTATAAATGTAAGATTCTTAGGCGAAGAATATCGAGAGAAAGAATTTACAGGAAAAGATATATGTCGCAAGCGTGGAATTGATTTACATTTTAACAAACGTGATCACAGGTTTAGTACAAGTGATCTAAGAAAAAGGGTGTGTAAAGATGCATAAATTTATCTTCGATGTAGATGGCACAATTACTCCAAGCCGTGGACAAATTAATTTAGAATTTAAAACGTTCTTTAACACATTTTGTTCAACAAATGATGTATACTTAATAACCGGTAGTGATAAAGAAAAAACTATAGAACAAATAAGTGAACACACATATAACCTAGCAAAAGTTGTTTATAATTGTAGTGGTAATGACGTATGGAGCCAAGGAGTAAATGTACATACAAGCAACTGGAAAGCAACAAAACCTTTAATGGAATTAATGCTAGGATGGCTTCAAGGAAGCTCTTTTCCTTGTCGTACTGGAAATCATATTGAAGAACGTCCTGGTTGTCTTAATTTTTCTATTGTAGGTAGAAATTGTACACTTGGTGAAAGAAAACTATATATGGAACATGACGAAGCAAACCGTGAAAGAGAAAGTATTGCATATCAAATAAATTCTGAATTTAATGATATAACTGCTAAAATAGGAGGTGAAACAGGCATTGATGTTTACCCTACTGGCTGTGATAAATCACAAGTTATAAATGAGTTTAATGGATTTGACAATTTAATATTTTTTGGTGATAAAATGGAACAAGGTGGGAATGATGAACCACTTGCAAAAGCTATTAAAAACAGAGGAAACGGAAAATCATATCATGTAAGAGATTGGAAACATACCTGGGAGATACTAAAAGATTATGCTTAGAGTTGGTATTGCCGGGTATGGGTATGTAGGACAAGCTCATCACGAGGCACTAAAAGAATACTACGAAATACTAATAAGTGATCCTGCTAAAGGACACTATGCTGATTTACGTCATTGCGACTGTATATTAATATGTGTAGCAACACCGGAAGCAGAAGATGGTACCTGCAATATGCAAAATGTATATGATATACTTAACGATGCTAAGAATGTACCAATCTTAATCAAAAGTACAATAAGTATTGAAGGGTGGCAGTATATCCAACGAACTTTTAATAATATAAGTTTTTCTCCAGAATTTCTAAGAGCAGAATCTGCACTAGAAGATTTCCGTAACAATAAGACAATACTTATAGGAGGCGATAGTGTAGGCTTTTGGCAAGACTTGTTTTTAAATGCAATGGGGAAGATTAATATTGATGTTGCAAAACCAGAAGATCTTATACTAGTAAAGTATTTTAGAAATAGCTTTCTTGCTACAAAAGTTTCTTTTTTTAACGAAATTTTTGACTTGTGTCAAAGCACAGATAGCAACTTTAAAAGAGTTGCAGAACTAATTGCGTTAGATTCACGTATCGGAAGCAGTCATACAGATGTCACAGAACAGCGTGGCTTTGGTGGTCATTGTTTTCCAAAAGATGTAAATGCTATATTAAAAACGGCAGACAATTTTGGAATTGATCTAAATATACTCAAAGCCGCTAATGAATATAATAAAAAGATCAGAAAAAACCTTGACAAATAATAACTTAAGCCGTATAATTAAACAATAGGAGAATAATATGCAAGATATACTACAAGACATTGTAAGCCATACACACAAACTTGGCTTTATAACAACACTTAAAATTACAGCAGAAGCCGATACAATGATCGAAAGTATGGCAGATGATCGTAGTGTGATTATGACTGCTACTACGCATTCACCAGTAGGTGATTTTGATGGTACTTTTGGTATGCCGGATTTAGGAAAACTTGCTTATCACCTAAGTAATCCTGAATACAAAGAAAACGCTGATATTAACGTTGTACAAGAAGATAGGAATGGTGAAAATATTCCTACACATATACATTTTGAAAATAAAGGCGGTGACTTCCAGAATGATTATCGATTTATGAACAAAGCAATAATTGAAGAAAAATTAAAAAGTGTAAAGTTCAAAGTTAATACATATGATGTTGAACTAGAGCCAAGTATAGCATCAATTGGTAGAATGAAACTAATGGCAGGTGCTCACGCTGAAGAAAGTGTTTTTCAAGTAAAAACTGAAAACAACAATTTAAATTTTTATTTTGGTGATGCAGTAACACACGCAGGTAATTTTACATTTCAAAATGATATTGAAGGTGAATTAAAACATACATGGGCTTGGCCAGTTGCACAAACACTTTCTATATTAAATTTAGATGGTGATAAAAAAATGTCTATTACTGATCAAGGTGCAATGATGATTAGTGTAGATAGCGGAATGGCAAAATATGATTATATTTTACCTGCACAACAAAAGTAATGCTAGACCATCTTAGAAAATGGATAGGACTTTATTTGACGGCAATTATATTGCCGTTTATGTTTGGATATGGTGTAAGTGAAGAACACCCAATTTGGGTATGGTGGATAGCGTTTGCTCTTATCATATTGAAAACTCCTCCTTACAGTATTAGTGACCGGTTTTGGGGAGCCTATACTAGATTAGTAGAATGGGTATTAACACCATTATTGAGAAGAGTAAAAACATGGCCTTGGTGGGCTAGGACCATTATAGCAATAGCCATATTATACTTTATAGAAGAAGTATTCCTAGCATCATTTGGTTATACAATGTTACCTTGGCGTATGGATTTTGGTTGATAATATGAATAACGATTTAACTACAGAACAAAAAGACTATGCAGTATTTTTACCAAGTATAAGTGGATTTTATGCTACATTTATAGGCAAGCAACGATTTAGTGAGTATGTTGATCCAATGCGTATTCCTAGCGGATTAAACGGTATGGAAGGAATGAACTTCCTAAATTCTAAAGAAGGTGCTTTTGAATATAAATGGGCGTTGTATAGTGCAGGACACGCAGATCTAGACATAACAAAACACGTTGAAAAAGAAGACATGGTTCGCAATCGTGACAGAAATACTTCTTGGTTGTTAGGAGATTCAGGAGGCTTTCAAATTGCTAAAGGACTTTGGGAAGGAGATTGGAAAAATCCTAATTGTCCAAAAGCACAAAAGAAAAGAGAACTTGTTGTTAATTGGATGGAAGAATATATGGATTATGGAATGATGTTGGATATTCCAACTTGGACATTTCAAGATCCAAAAGCTTCTAAAGCTAGTGGTATACACAGTTATCAAGATGCAGTAGATGCAACACATATTAACGCAGACTATTATATGAAGAATAGACGTGGAAATTTTAAAGTACTAAATGTTTTGCAAGGTACAAATCACAAAGATGCAGATAGCTGGTATGAAGAATTTAAAGGATATTGTGATCCAAAACAATATCCAGATACACACTTTAATGGGTGGGCAATGGGTGGACAAAATATGTGTGATGTTCATCTTATATTGCATAGGCTGGTTAATCAAATACATGATGGGTTACTAGAAGAAGGCTTACATGACGTTATGCACTTCCTTGGTACAAGTAAATTAGAATGGGCAGTATTGCTTACAGATATACAAAGAGCAGTTCGTAAACATCATAATCCTAACTTTATGATTACATATGATTGTGCAAGTCCTTTTCTTGCTACTGCAAATGGTCAAATTTATCATACAATACGTATTGAGGATAGAGGCAAGTGGAGTTATATGATGGGTCCAAGTGCTGATGATAAAAAATATTCAACTGACACAAGATTGTTTAGTAACGGTGTTATTGCTGATAACGTGTTTGAAAAATTTGAAGATTCTCCAATTAGTAAACATTTTAATATGAAGGATATTTGTATTTACAAACCAGGTGATTTGAATAAAATTGGTAAAGAAGGAAAAACAAGTTGGGATAGTTTTAGTTATGCGTTACAAATGGGTCATAATGTTTGGATGCATATAGAAAGCACACAACGAGCCAATAGAGAATATGATCAAGGTAAATATCCATATATGCTAATAGATGAACGGTTTAATAAAGTTGAGTTTAAAAACGTGGTCGAAGAAATTTTTAGTTTAAAAGATAGACAAAAAAGTTTAAATCTTATAGAAGAATATTCTAAGTTTTGGATGCAAGTAATAGGCACCAGACTAAATGTTGGCAAAAAAACAGTAAATGCAAGTACAAAATTTTCAGAATTATTTGAGGAGAAATAGTATGAGTGATACGGATAAACGACTTCGCAGACTAGAAGAACTCCGTACAAAGCATAAAGAGCTTGACAGTCATATAAAAAAATTATATAATAATGCTATAACCGAAGAGTTGCGTAAACTAAAGACAGAAAAACTTTGGTTAAAAGATGAAATATATAGAATAGAACGAGAATTAATAAGCGAAGGCGTTTATGTAAATGGATATCACTGAGAAGACCCTTAAACTACAAGCACTAGAATTGTCTCTGGAAGATTTAGATAATATCATAAGAAATATGAAAGAGAATAACTATCCTGACGAACAATTACAGGAATATCTAAAAAAACGCTTTAACACTTGGAATGAAATACATAAGGTAAAAAATGCATAGACCATATGATAAAGTTATTGATAATGATAGCTCTGCTGTAAACTTCTTTATAGGTACAGAAGTTGAGCATACTCCTCAATATAATAAAAAAACCTTATTTGTAGTTGGATTACAAAATATTGAAGATATTTTACTCCATGCAAAAAATAAAGGCGTTAATCATATCTATCTTGGAGCAAATATGAGTTTCGAACCAGTAGACGGTTATGACGATATGATATTTCCATTATTGAAAGAGGGCTACTGGGTAACTTTAGACTTTCCTAATACTGACATTGAATGGGTATTAGAATCAGGCTATACAGAACATAATCGTTTTATTCCAATGATTAGTGTACCACTGCCGTATATTGAACAGTTAGGTTATAATGCTTGCTTAAAGATTGATGACAGAGATTTTGATAGCACTAATCCAGGTGTATGGGTGCATAGAGTGCATGAATTAAAAATTAAAGAGTGTTTTACAGATTGGTCTAAATACACTATGGACGAAATAATAGGTTGACAAAATGCAACAAGAAGGTTATTATGAATATATGCAACGTCGAATGAGAGAGGAAGATACAAAAATGAACGAAACAAATAAATTAAATAATGCTAAACGTAGTATTTGGGTAACATTTCGTAAAGAGGGTATTCATTTGTATCCTGCGGCAAAAGACGATCCGGCACTTGCAACAGGCGGGTGGGATGATGTAAGTTTTCTAGGTGTTGCACATAGACATATTTTTCATTTCAAAGTACAAATCCAAGTAACACATAACGATAGAGATATAGAGTTTATACAGTTTAAACGTTGGTTAGAAAGTTTATACGATAGTAGTGTACTAGAACTTAACCATAAGTCATGTGAAATGATTTCAGATGATTTATATAAAGAAATTAACACAAAGTATCCCGGCCGCTTTGTTGTTATTGATGTCGCTGAAGATGGCGAAAACGGCTGTCAAATTGTTTACCCTTAAAAGAAAAGGAAAAAGGTAAATGACTATCAAAAATCCGGTAGTAAATAAAGTTTTTAACGACCTTGAAGAACTGCATAACTATTGCAGAACTGAAGGTTATCCATTTAACGAAGCTGACTTATATAAGTCAGAAGCTAGGGTATGGCAGGCTTTCCAAAAATATAAAAATTGGATACGTGCCAAAAGCCGAAACAAAGGAAGGCGATAATGAGAAAACTGTTTTATATGGGCCTAGAGCCTTACGAAGGCAGATACACATTACAATTAGAAGAATGGAGTAGGCGTACATTTCAACGCAGAAACATTGACTGGGTAAGTGTACCTGGCACAACTATAGACAACACAAAGTCGATACAAGTTGGCCAGGTACTAGATGCCCATGGCAGAAGCTATTTCGCTATGTCGCAAATGATGAATCTTGTACAAATGATGCGTAACGGTGAAGTTACAGGTGAAGATATAGTTTTCTTTGAAGATATGTTTCAGCCTGGAATGGAGTCGTTACCTTATATTATGGACCAGATTCCAGTAGAAGAACGCCCACAAGTTTGGATACGTTGTTTAGCACAAGCAGTTGATCCAGATGACTTTGTACACGTTTGGGGTATGGGAAAATGGATGAGTTTGTATGAAGAAATGTGCAATGAATTTGTTACAGGCGTGTTGGCTAGTAACGAAGAAATGATTGCACATATGAAAATAGCAAACTGGAAAGCACCACTTTACAATATTAGCGGACTTGCTTTTGATAAAGTTGAAGTGCAACTTAGAGTAGGCAATATAATGCCTTGGAATGAACGCGAAAATAGAATAGTTTTTGCGGCACGATTTGATCAAGAAAAACAGCCTGACTTCTTTATGGATCTAGCAGAAAAGCATGAATTTATAGATGGCATGAAATTTGCTATTGTGCAAGGTGGGCCGTTAAGAAGTAATAATCCAAAATACATCGAACGTGCAAGACAATTAGAAGCTCGAGGTGTAATAGAAATTTATGAAAATCAAAAGAAAAACGATTATTATAATATTCTAAATAATAGTAAAGTACTATTTAATTGTGCTTTACAAGACTGGACAAGTAATACAGTAAGTGAAGCTGATGCATTAGGTTGTAATGTTTTGTTTCCTGCATATAGAAGTTTTCCTGAGATATTTGCAAATTGCCATGAACGTATGTATATTCCATGGAGTATTACAGATGCATTTAATAAATTAGGTCAATTGATACAATCTCCACATAGAGATATTGGAAAAATTAGTGATTGGACTAGTGCTACTATTGACAGATATATTGATATAATGCAAGGCGATGGCGAACAATGGCGCAGAGATACAAATCGTTATAGAGATCACGTAGCGGAGACAAAATATTGAAAGTTTTAGTCACAGGCTGTAATGGTTATATAGGTAGTCATGTTGTAAAATTACTTTCTCAACACGGACATACTGTTACAGGGTGGGATATCAATATACACGGAGAATATAATAATGTAGAACATTATCTACACAAATATGAACTTACAGACGTAACAAGTGATGTAATACCTCACAAGAGTTATGATGCAGTAGTGCATTTAGCAGGACGTAGCGTTGTTCCAGATAGTTTAAAAGAACCTACAGAATATTATCGTGTTAATGTTATGGGTACAGCAAATATGCTTAATTGCATCGATACTAATCATTTCCTATTTGCTAGTACAAGTAGTGCTTGGGAAATGGCATCACCATATGCTAGAAGTAAAGTTGGTGCAGAAGACGTAATTAAGGAAAAAGCAAATGGTTATACCATATTTAGATTCTTCAACGTTAGCGGCACTGACGGAGTCAACAGGCAGTTGGGCGATGCTACTCATCTTATCCGTGTTGCTTCTCTTGCTTCTACCGGAAGACTCCCAGAAATAAAAGTTTATGGAACAGATTATGATACTAGAGACGGTACGTGTATACGTGATTATATACACGTTGTTGATTTAGCAAATGCAATAGTAAAAGCAGTAGATTCAGGTCCACAAAATACGCCATACGAATGTTTAGGTAGTAATACTGGATTTTCTGTAAGAGAAGTTTTAGATACTATGCAAAAGGTAACAGGTAAAAAATTAAAAATTGTTGAGGCTCCTAGAAGAGAAGGAGATGCAGTTATAAGTATAGTAGATGATCTATCTAATTTTGTTACTTTAACAAAAACAATTGAAGATATGTGTTTAGACCAGTATAATTTAGAAAGGAGTAAAAATGCATTCTAGTGAATTAAAAGAACAGGATAATATCTATTGGATGGTATTACGTGCAGTTGAATACTTAGATGAAGGAGAATTTTTAGAAGGAATTATGTGGTTTGAAGATACTGCAAAACACGTTCTAAATGATATTGACGAATGGCCTGAGCGTCCTGAGATGCTTGATGATTGTCGAGAAATTCAAGAAATGATACAAAACGAAGATTGGCCAGGTGTTTTAGAAAATATGGAAAAAATACGTGGCCATATGGAAGCATTAGGATATTACGATGACTAAGTCAATGGCTCCAGATGAAAGTGGATTTGGTTGGTATGAACTTGATAATGGAACAATTACTATAACTACTGAAGACACACACAATTATAGTTTTAGTAATGATGAAGTAATCAATGTATCCTTAGATTCAGATACAACATTCAGTACAAATGATACAACTACCGTAACAGGCGATTACAATCCTCACTATGATATAAATATTAATTCATTGCCTAAAGAAGAATTTGTAGATATATTGCCCAATATTAAAAAAGTAAATGAAATGTGTAAAAATTATCCAGCACTTGATAAAGTTTACGAGCAATTCAAAACAATATATCATATGGTTCATCAAGATTATACAGGAAAGAAAAAAGCAAAAGGTTAATTTATGCATCATACTATTGAAGATTTAATTAGTAGAATAAATGTAATGCACGAAAAAGCAATTCTGCTTCATAGAACTAGAAACCAATACAGTAAATTGGCTAATAAAGATTACGATTTACTTGCCTGCAAAGAGCTTGTAAATGATATACAAGCACTAGCATTATCAATTGCTCACGATAGAGGCAATCCTGATGAAATTAAAACAGAAATGGAATATAAAAATTATGATAAAGAAACATTATTATAGTTGGCAAGATATTGAAACAATGTGTACAAACATTGTAAAACAAATGTATAAGACCTCATGGAAGCCGGATTATATAGTTGGAATTACAAGAGGTGGCAATGTTCCTGCTACCATTATTAGCAACATGACAGGCATACGTTGTGAAGCACTCAAAGTAAGTTTACGTGATGACGATAGAGATAGCGAAAGTAACTTTTGGATGGCAGAAGATGCATTTGGCTATGTTAAAAAATATGCTACAGAAGAAGGCACAAGTAATCCTAAAGCACGTAAGCAAATACTTGTTGTTGATGATATTAACGATACTGGGGCAACATTTAATTGGATCAAACAAGACTGGCAAGCAAGTTGTTTGCCTAACAGCGAAGCGTGGGAAGATATTTGGCAAGAAAATGTTCGTTTTGCAGTGCTGACTGAAAATACTGCAAGTGAGTTTGGTAGCGTAGACTATCTTGTGCATGAAGTAAACAAAACAGACGAAGATGTTTGGCTAGTTTATCCATGGGAAAATGTAGGAGAATATTAATGCTTGTTTTTATTATTGGATATTTAATAATGTTTTTTAATGAAGGATTTGTGATAATGCGTCACGTAAGTCCTTGGTTTGCAAAAAAACGGATGTTATTACATTTACGATTTGGTAGAGAACGAATAAAACGTATCCACGGACTAACTGATTGGTCATGGATAATTTTGTTAACATTAGGAATATATTTAGATTTTGACAATTGGAAAGTGTACGCAGTGCTTGTGTTTGCTTTCTGGATCATTGTAGCAGTAGGAGTTTATCTTCCTATGCTATATAGAAAAATAAGAAAACAGCCAACAGGATATGTAAAATGAGCAAATTAAAAGAACTTACTTGGGAAAATCACAAAAAAGCAGAACGCAAAGCGATTGCTAAAAAGCTAATAAAAGGCATGGAACCTAGAGAATACCATACTTTCCTTTATAATCAATATGTCAACTATGCGGCATTAGAAAGTGTTGCTAGAGAAGCAGGCGTGCTTGAAGGTATTGAAACTATATGTAGAGCATCAGGATTTCTTAAGGATATGCAAGAACTAGAAGATACACACGGAATTGAAAGAGATGCAGAAGTTTTAGTTGATGTTATACCAGAGTATGTTGATTATGTTACTAAACTTGATAACGAAGGATTATTAGCACACATTTATGTTCGACACTTTGGTGAACTACATGGCGGACAAATGATTAAAAAACGTGCTCCAGGTAGCGGTACTGTTTATGATTTTGAAGATCCTAAAAAAATTATCAGCGATGTTCGTGAAAAACTACATGACGGAATGGCACCAGAAGCTAATGTGTGTTTTGAATTTGCAATGAAAATGTTTGAACAATTAGAGGCATAAAATGATTATCGACTGGCAAGTTAGAGATATCGTAAATGAAATAAATAAAATTAGTCGAGCCGCAAACGATCCATACATGGACGGATTCAATACATGGGGAGCAAAACAAGATTTGTATCAAATCTTATGGCACGTTGAGTCACAATTAAAAAAATGTAGTACGTATGCTGGTGAAGACGATTATGTGAAAGAACATGAAAAAAGATTAACATTTGAAGCACTAGGAGGGAAAAATGGGTTGCGGATGCAGAAGATCACCAACAGGTAAGTGTATTGGTTGGCATAATCTGTCAGAAGAACAGTATCAAATAAAAAAAATTGAATATGAAGAAAGACAAAAACAATAAAATGTCTATTGCAGAACAGTACCCTGATGGGTATAGTATAGAATGGCGAAAATTAGACGACCAAGTTTACATTAATAAGGAGAAAAAAATGAAACCAGGCGAAGCAATTATACTAGCGGCAAAAGCACAAGCTGAAGGAGAAATAGCAGTGCATAAAGCAAATATTATGGTTTATCAAACTATGCCAGCTGGAATCGGCGAACATTCTGATGTTACCGAAGCTGTTATAGAAGAACTAGATAAAATGGCCGCGGCCGCAGATAGATTAGAAATGATAGAAAAATATTTTAGTTCTTGACAAAAGATCTAAATAATGTTACTATAACAACTATAAGACATCCTCGTCTTTAACTCGGAGAAAAAATATGACAAATACAATAGAAGGACTGGATACAGATAATGTAGATCCGGTAAAAGTTAGCGAAGTGGTACGTGAAAGACTTCGTAAAAATAATGTTCGCTTTTTTGCAAATGATAATATTAGTGAACACGTTAGTGAATTTGAATTACAAGAAATACAAAATGAACTAAGTTATAAGTTTCAAGATGTACTCGAAACATTAATTATTGATACAGACAATGATCCTAATAGTGAAGGTACTGCAAAGCGTCTTGCTAAAATGTATATAAACGAACTTATGAGCGGGCGTTACTTTCCGCAACCTAAGGCTACAGCATTTCCTAATGATAACGAAGATCGTTATGAAGGTATGTTAGTTGTAAGAAGTGAACTTAAGAGTGTATGTTCACATCATCATCAGCCAGTAGCAGGTATTGCGTACATTGGTATTATTGCCGCAGATAAACTGATAGGCTTGAGTAAGTATACACGTATTGCACAATGGTGTGCTAGACGTGGTACACTACAAGAAGAACTTGCAGGTGATATTGCAAAGCAAATTATAGCGGCAACTGATGCAAATGATGTCGGTGTTTATATTCAAGCAACACACGGTTGTTGTGAAAATAGAGGCATAATGGCACATAGTAGTCTAACACAAACAAGTGTGCTTAAAGGTGCATTTAAGGACGATGCAAGTACAAAGAAAGAGTTCTTTGATAATATCAAACTACAGCAAGAGTTTGCACCAAGATGAGAATAGGTCTTATGTTTGGATCAACAACTTCAAATAGTGAACGTACTGCGGAAACTATTTGGAATACTATGCAAGAAACTGAACTACACGATATT